ATGAACTAAAGATTAGAAATAGTTGTTTAAAAAGAGTTTATCGTGGAGAAAAGTATGATTATCTTGGAATTGCTGGTTTTGTTTTTATTGCAGTAGATGAAGATAAAGATAAGAGTTTTTGTAGTGAAGTATGTACTAATGAACTTCAAGATTACGTCGTAGAGCTATCCACATTAATTGCTGGACATACCTCACCAAATGATATGGCAATATCTTTAAAATTTTGTGTATTTAATAATAAATAAGGATAGAAGATGATTACAATAGATATAGAAGATGATGTTAGAGAGTACTATGTACTTGAAAATACAGTTGATGATGTTACATTAAAAAACGTTACTGTATTACAGAATCAGAGTGCATTCAATATTTTAATAAGTGTTAATGGCAAACGGTTGATTGTAGAACATAATAAAAACATAGTTTTTGATACTGCAACAGATATATTGTTTAGAAAGGGTGCAAACGGAAGTTCTGTTGTAGTGAGTATTATGTAATGATAATTACAGGACTAAATAATGAAAATATTAATTTTTCATCGGATATAATTGTAGCTAAAAAGCAAGTACTAATGGATGGTTATGATTCATCTTGTGCTGGGCTTGGAGCTAATAGCTACTGGTTTGGTAAGTCTTGTTTAATGGGTGGTGATGTTATACCATTAACTGAACACTATGAAGCTGATGTACAGCATGCGTTTGGTGATATAGTTACAGGTGAAGATGGTACTAGATACCTAAACGATAATGGTGGTACTGGTATAAACACACCTCTACATAATGGTCAAGGAATTAAGTTTAACGGTGAAGACCAAAGTATTGATACTGGTGTAAAAATAACATCTGATAATTTTACACTAATATCTTCATTTAGTGGTGCTTATGGTGAGGAAGGTTCAGTATCTCAGTATGTAGGTGGAGACACTACAAGACTTAGATATAAGCTATACAGTGATAAAGTCCAGTTGCAGTTTGGTTCCTACTACCTATATGGAGAATGTAACACAGAATTGCATAACACATATGGAATAGTATGTTTAGATAAAATGTTATCTCTGTATGTAAATGGAATACTTAAAGATAGTGTTATGCTACAGTTAGACAGTACAGCACCAGCAGACACAAACATTATAATAGGTGAAAGTTCTGTATATTTTGAAGGTATTGTTAATGAAGTTATTGTAATAAACAAAGCATTAACACAATCACAAATCAAAGCACACTTCGAGTATCCAGAAGCATTCCTCTATGTAGACAAAGAGCTAGTTGGTGATGAGTATCACGGTGTACTAAAATCTAAAGTGTTACCTCAAAGTGTTATAGATGATATTGTAGCCTACTACCCAATGAATGAGAAAATACACTCAGTTAGAAATATGGTTGGGTATGTTGAAGAAGCAAACGGTGCTTCATCTGATGGTGCCACACCAGCAACAAGTGGAGATGATAATACTTGTGAAGTAGATACTAATGTGTTTACTATCCATAATGAGTCTGATACAGATGAGACATACCACCCATATTGTAGAATAACTAACAGCAATCGTGTCGATGGTGAGTTGTTTGTCATTAAGATAACGATTGAAATAACTTCAGGGACTGCCCATTTAAATAAAGTAATTGGCGAATATCAGCTCTTGGGTTCCGATACAACACTTGATGTTGGTGTGTATACTTATGAATTTATAGATAATTACTATGAGTCCAAGGAAGCTATAGAAGTGCAATTCGATGGGACAGTAGAAAATACATTCGATGCCACTGTAACTTACGAAACTATTCGTAAGATTCCTAATATTTCACAAGTCGAAAACTTCACAGACTCGTGTAGAGATGATGCACAAAATATAAGCTATGGTAGACAAAACATACTAGATACATTCGATGGTGTTAATGTATCACTTGTTTCAGATTTTAAAAGCTATAAATTTGATGGCGGTAGAGTTATGGACTTACGATTGACTGATACTGAGTTAAATAGTGGTGATGGGTTTGTTATTGAGTTTGTTTTAGCTAGGGAGTTTACTTATGATAGTAGGTATTTTATGTGGTCAAAAGATGGTGACTATGGGCTATACATGATGTTAGAGAAGTCGTGGAACAAAACACAAGCATCTCTGTATCTATACGATGGTGATGGAGATAACACACCTGTACATTTTTACATAGAAGATGAGTTGCCACATCACTACAGTTTTCACATAAAAGAAACGGATGGTTTTTTAAAGATTGATGGTGAAGTAGACCAAACATTTGACCATAGTTTCGCACCATCTGGTCTAGTGTTTGGGGACAAAGTTACGAGTAATGTTGTGGGTGAATTAAACTACTTTAAATTATGGTATGGAGATAACTACCTAAATTACAATGAAGAAAAATCAGATACACTAGGTGCAAACGCAGTAAAACTACTTAAAGGAGAGTAACAAATGTTTATAAATAAAGATAGATTACTAAGTGAGCTGAGAAATGCTTACACATACATCATCGTACCAAAAGGTATGCTTGATGTAGCGGTAGAAGACGAGAGATTCAAGTTAGACGATGGAAGCTATGGAACACTTAATCAACTAGGCAAAGAGTTAGGTAAGGCTTTCACACCAGTACCAGCTATAGATGAAAGATTTATGAAATTCAGATGGTTATTGGTTGCTAACAAGGATGCTGAAAATGCTCTCAAAGAGTTCATGAAAGCAAGTGATATAGTTGATATGTTTGATGGTGTATCAGATGTTAGCGAGATTAAGTTTTATGAACTTAATGGCAATGAGTTTGGTATCTTTGATGCATTTAGCATAAAGCAAGTTCCTAAGTTAAAGCAAGGAGATGAGTACTAATGGTTGAGTCTTGGATGGTAAGTTTCGCTATTGCATTAGCTGGTTCTGTTAGTACATATGCAGTGCTAAGATATAGAGTTTCTGCTAATGAAACAGTTGTTGATAAACATATAGAAAACGATAAAATAATATCTAAAGATGCAGATAAAAAACTTGATGCACAATTTAGACGTATAGATGCTTTAAGTGATAAAATCACTGTTCTTGAGCAAGAAAGGAAAACTTTTTTAAACATTAAAAATGCAGAAGAGCAGTTTGTTCAAAATAAAGAGTTGGACTTACACCTAAAAACATTAGAACTAAAAATGCAATTTACAAAAGAAACTATGGAAACTATACAGCGCTCTGTTGAAAAAACAGAGGGAAAGTTAGAAGAGCTTGTTTCTTTATTGCACAAAATAAATTAAAATAAAGGTTTTTAAATATGGGATTTTTATCAATAGTTAGCAATATTGTTAATGGCGGTGTTTTAAAATCTGTTGAGAATATTGCTAAAGAATATATACAGACAGATATAGAGAGTGCAGAAGCTAAAGCATTGATGGTTAAGACGCTAGACCCAAATGGTCTGATGCGCAGAGACATATCTCGTAAAGTGTCTTTTTTATACATGGTTTATATATTTGTTGTGTTATTTTTAATACTAGCACAATCATTCAAATTTGGTGATGTTAATGGAATAAAACTTGCAGTAAATAGTATAACTAATTTATTTGTTCCAATAACGGCAATGTATTCAGGAATAGTAAGTGTTTCGTTTGGAATAAATGTAGCAAATACAGTAAAGGAAAAGTAGTGAAAAATTTAGTCGAAAGAATAAAAGAGAGTGAGGGGTTTTCAAGTGATGTTTATGACGACTCTTTAGGCTATCCTACCATAGGATTTGGTACTAAATTACCTTTGAGCAAAGATGAAGCACAACTAATATTAGAGCATAGATTAGATAAGAAGATTAAAGATTTAATTACACATTATCCATTTGTTGAATATCTTCCAGTGAAGATACAAGAAGTTTTATATGAAATGGCTTATCAACTTGGCGTGTCTGGATTGTTAAAGTTTAAAAAGATGTGGAGTGCATTAAAAAGTGCTGATTACAAAAAAGCTAGTGCAGAGATGTTAGATAGTAGATGGGCAAAACAAACTCCAAATAGAGCGAAAAGACTTGCGGATATTGTTTTCAATGAAAGAAAATAATTTTAAAAGTTATTAAAACTTAGTATAATATAATAAAAGGAATTAACAATGGCTAATGTATTAACTTCTAAATCTTACTTCGTAGAGCAAATAGTTAGAGAGACATTATCAAAAGATGGAGGAGCATACGTTAAATATGCTTACTTGAATAACAGCGGTGGAGAGATAATAAAAGATGATATTTCTCAATTATCAAACAAAGTTCAAACACTTCCAAATACTCAGGTAATAGGAGATAAAAAGTTAGCAGTAGTAATACAAGAGACTTTACAACTAGAAACAACATTCGACAGAATATACTTTTGTAATAGCAACGACAATATACTCGAAGTGTTAGATATATCAGAAAAAACAGCACTTGTAGTAAATGATGAATTTATAATAAATTTAGATGAAGAGAGTAGCGTAGTAGTATAATGATATATTTAGAACATAACACAAATACAAGTTTACTTACTTTAGCACAAGTGATGAAAGATGAACTAGACAAAATATCGACAATTTATAATATTGATGATTTGAGAAATGGTTTTAAAGTTAGCATAATAGAAAATGATTTAAAAGGAAACTTAAACACAATTATTTCATCTGTAGATAACTTAAAAGTTCCGAACATAATATTAGCAAGAGGAAATTCGATACGAACAGACGAAACAACATTGCTAAAGTATGAAAACAATCAAAATATAGAAATGACTAACAACGATAATTCATATTTACTTGATGGTGTGTGGTTTGAATATGATGTTGACTTTCAAATAATAATATTATCTTCAAACTCATTGTCTTCTCTAAACTTACAACTTGAAATAAAGAGAATTATATCTACAAAATTAAAATCTATAAACTATTCATTACGAGTTAATGATGACGAAAATCCAAATGAGTTTTATCGTTGTGATAACTTCGGAGAAATACAACTGAAAGGATTTGAAAATGCTCAATTTGAGCAACAGTCAGATGAAAACTCAATAGCTAAAGCTATGTATATAAGTGGAGTTATGACTGAGCAATATTTCAAACTACACTCATCAGATATTCATAAGAAACACGAAATTTTTGGTATTCCAAAATACTAATAATGGAGATATGATTTGCTTGTAAATTCTATTTTTAATAAAGATGTTACAGAAATAATATTAAGTGAAAAAGACATTATTTTTCAGCACAATAAATCTTATGTGTATGGTGTAGCAATAAATATACAAGTTGGAACTAGAAAGCAAGTACAAATAAAAAAAGATGATGTAGTATCTATTTTACTTGAAAATGGAAATATTATTAAGTTAGTATTACATAATAAAGATTATGAAAACATAGATGGTGATGTATTTTCAAGATATACTTTTCTCGAAGAAAAATTCAGCATGATGATTAACAATAAAGTAGATACAACTGAAAACTTTTTATCTATATCGTTTGAAGACTATTTGGAAAATGCAAACAATCAGCTTGAATACTTTATATTTAATCTTAGAAAAAAAAATCTACTATTATCAATAAATGAAGATGGAATAACTACAAAATCACATCTAAAAACACTAATGCTTAAGGATGAAAAGAAAATAGAAAATTTAATATATTCTGACATAGAGTATAATAATATAATGAAAAACTTTTACACTATACTAGATAATGGAGATGTCGTCAGTACTAAAAAAGGTATTGGAGTTAGTAGATTTTTACCATTTTCAAACAGTGATGATATAACTTCTTTAGATAGCTTTCTTGTGCCTAAATTTGAATTGAAAGGAATTAGTAGCAACTTATCTTTGGGCGATAAAATTGTTATATTAGATGAAAAAACTATAGTGATGGAGACTGAAATTTTTTTCTACAAAGGACAGCAAACTGTTGTTGTAACTTCTGGTGTTGAAGTATGATAATAATAAGCGGAATAACACAGGATAATCCAAACGAAACAAGTAGTAGATATATAACTGTAAAATTAATTCCAAGCAATCAAATAGTCAAAGCAGTTTTTATAAATCCTATTATATTAGATAGTAGAGAGCAAAAACCAAACGTAAAAGTTGGAACAGAAGTTTTAGTAGCTATTCAAAACGATAGCGAGTGCTTTATTTTGGGTAGCACTCAGCAAGGGACAGATAAAGAAACAAAGAAAATCTATAAATTAGAGAACAGTGATGAAGTGCAAATATTAACAGATAAAAAACTTTTGATTAGTGGAATAGATGGTGATATAGAAGAGAGTGTAATAAACACAAAATCATTAACTTTAAATAATGCAGACAAAACTATTTTAAATACTACTCAATTCAATGTAAAAAATAGTACGGCTGAATATACATCAACACTAAGCGACACTATACAAGCAGTTACAGATTTAATAGTTATAGGAAACTTAGGAGTACCAGCAACACTTGACCCATCTACAATTTCAGCACTTCAAGCACTAAAAGCAAAGATAGATAGCTTTAAATAGAAATTTCTTTAATCTCTATTACTATCTCATCTTTACCACTGTTAAAGTGCTTGCGCACTCTTAAATCAACTATTTGCTTGTCGTTTTTGTAATAAATTCCCTCAAAAGCATCTAACAACTGTTTTAAAAGAGCGTCTATGTCAGGCGACTTTATTTTTTTAACTAATATATCCATATAGAAAGTGATATGTCCTTGTAAGACATCAGTTTTATTTTGTCTTATAGCTTCCATTTGAATAAGTTTTTTTTGTTGTCTTGCCTCACTAGATAGTATTTTTGTCGGCTTTCCATTCCTTATGATTGGAATATGTAATTTATTCAGTGGGGTAGGTTTTATATTGGTTAATATGAATTGTATTTTACTCATCTACTTCCTCTTTTTGTGTAACTGTTTATGACACTTTGAACATACTGTTATTAACTGGTAATGCTTAGTGTTCTCTAAGTTGTTCTCATAGTGAAGATGGTGTACTTGCAACTCTTTATTACTGTTGCAAATTTGACATCTATAATCATCTCTTACTAAAACTTCTTTACGTATTTTTCTCCAATGCTTAGATAGATAATAAACTCTTAAATTGCTTTTTTTATAGCTCTTTAAAAGTTTAAAAGTATCAATAAAAGCACAGGCAATATAAAAAAATAATATCGCTAATGCTATAAAATGCAAACTCTTATTCCTCCACTATTTCAATCAGTTCTTTTATGAAGTTAACTGTATTCGCATGAGTGTGTTTATCTTTTCTCTCATTTTTAAACTACTCCAATTACTGAGTGTTATATATCTTTTTTCTGTTTAACATCTAATTTCTCCTTTTTGCTGTTTGTAAGTTGAGTATGATAAAGATTTTTCATCTATAAAAGCTTCTTTTAAACCATATAATCCATAAAATAAAAATCCTATAGGTGCAGAAACAGTTATCATTACAATAAGATATGTTAGGTACGAAAATAATATAAGCTTAATGAAAAAACACATAATATTATTTGACATCTAATTTCTCCTTAACTTCTTTCAACTTTAATTTAAGTTCTAATCCTTGTAACTCTCTTCTGTCTTTTTCAATCTCTGTTAAATCACCAAAAAAGAAACTCTTACCACCATCTTTATAGCTTAGATATGATGTAGCGATCAAGGTGATTATTAACAGTATATACCCTAACTGATTACAACTATCCATCTATTATCTCCTTGAAACTATTATTGAAATGTGATACAGTTCTTATCCACACTTCACCATCTAACTCACGACCTTTTTCGCAGTACCAAACACATTTAACTTTTCCAAATTCGCCATTCACGGCATCTACAAGTATTTCCTGAAGCACTGTATATAAGCCACCATCTTTATGCTCAAACGCTTTACCTACCATCTTAATAAACCTCCTGCATTAGAGCTGTAGCAAACTCACGAGTCTCTTCTTGAGTGTGTAAGTCTTTTGCACGTTGGTTGAAAAAGTGTTCAGCAGAGTGTGGATTTAAAGTGTTTAAACCTATGCTGAATGGACGTATTTGTAAAGAGTCTTTACCTCTGTTAAAGATTTCAGTACGCTTTACACCTGATTTTTTCATAAAGTTAACTAAACCTAATGGATTACTATAATCAACAACACCTACCCATTCCACCTGACTCATATCAACTTCATCAGGCATAAAGTACCCATAATCTACACTAACATATCTGTTACTTTGTTGTAGAAAGTTTACCTGTGTATGAGTTCTAATTTGAGCATATACAAAATTTGGAACAAGTGCAGTAAAAGCTTTATAATGGGTAAAATCAACATTCACAATAGCTTCATCTACTGAAGCACCCCACATTAACAACTCTCTCATATTTGTATAATACTTACCCTCTTTAAAGAATCCAAAGTATTGAAACATATCACGAGTTTCTAATATCTTTAGTACACTTTGAGCGTCCATAGTAACAGGTACGAAATGAAAAACAGATGAGGCTTTGTCACCATAACTCTCTTTAAGTAATCTATTAGTCAACTTGTTTGGATTCTTAATAGTTGTATCACGTACAACACCACTAACATCAGCAAGGTATCTATCTAGTTCCTCACGTGTGTTCTCTTTCATTGGCTCAATTTGTTTTATATCATAATTCATTTTTTTTCTCCATTTTTTCTAATTACTTGTTTACAGTTGCTAGGCTTCAAAGTTTTTGGATTAATCCAAACAGATAAAACTCTCTTTCCTGAAATATAAAAAACATTATCAATACAATTCTTTTTATATGTTCTGAATACGTTACTTCCTTTTGTGCTATATTCGCTATATGCAAAAACATTTATAGAAATAGCTAAAATAACAATATAAGCCTTATTCATATTGTTATACCTTTTTTTATATTAAGATATGTTTCGTAAATATTATCTGCGTAATTCTCTTGTAGCCTCATAGAGAAATGCTCTCTCCATCGTTTAGGATTTCCGTGAGGGCTTATGTTTCCTAATCTATGATGCTCAACACCACAAAGAGGTATTAAACGTTTATGATTTTTTTTATCGCTTGAATTTAATTTTACATGATGCCATTCAATTCCATTTCTTTCGCCACAAACAAAACAGCAATAACTTTGAGTTTGCAACCACTCCAAATATTCCTTGTCTTCATTAGATATAGACTTTTTATTTTTTGAAGTTGGTTTATCTCTTAATCTGTTTTTATTTTCATCAGATTTGCTTTTTAATTTAGTTCTTTTTTTCCCAAACATTGAAATTTTCTTTGGCTTCAATCTTCCATCTTTCACATTATACATAACTAATCAATTTCGATATATTCAATTAAATCTTTTAAATCCATATCGTGACCATATCCATTTATAACATCAATACAATATAGAAAATATTTTAAAGTAGAATTACTACTTAACTCTAAAAACTCTATACAATACTCAATATCATCTCTCATCTTCCCATCGTGCAACAAATCTTTTATACAATCGCTCATTCTTAAACCTTTTTTTGATATGTATAATTATAGCTTTAGTAATCTTAAAAAGTTCTTGTAAACATCACAAAGTTTTGTTTAATGTTTTTTTGGTATAATTTCGGTATATCTTTATTTAAAGAGTTAAATGTTTAGTAAAGAACAGAACAAAAGGTTTCTCAAGCACCTCGTCTACTGTTCTTTCTTGAATGTTTATTCTAGCCAGAGGGTCGAAGTTCTAGGAGCTTTAGCCGTTACACCTTTGTAAGGGCTTTGGCTAGAGTGAATAAACTTATTAACATAAGCTGATTATGGACTTCGACCCTCAATAATCAGATTTACTTAATTTTCGGTCAATGGATTGCAATATGAAGATATGCACAAAGTGTGGGGAATGATGATAAAGCCCTTATTTTAAATCTTCATAGAAAAGTATGGTCAGTCTTCTACAAAAAGTTTTACCTTACTAGATATTCTGCTCTTCCTTTATCTAAGTTTGAAGACGGATTAGAGTTTATTCGCAATTTAACTATTGCTGATATGGTGTAGAAGTTATTAAGTTTTATGTGGGTATAATACTCACGTAAAAAGAGCAAATCTTTTATATCAGCGCAACTGACTGTTTAGGGTGTCACTTGGCACTCTTTACCGATTGAATTGATATAAGAGATAAACGGGCAGTTGGTTGCGCATTCTCCCCACTCTTAAAATTTATTATTGTTAAATGCAAAAGGAACAAATATGCAAATAAATGCGGTAATCACCCTAAAAAAAACAAGTGAAATATTAAGCTCTTTGCTGAACGATGTATCTTTTTCTCAATGGAAAAAACAAGAGTTAGAAACTTATGCAAAAGAACTTATGGTAACTAATGATGTACTTATAAAGATTATTGATATAGATAAGCTAAAACTATCGATTCTTACTGATATTGCTCAACAACACGGCGATGTAGAATATATAGAATATTGTATTGTTAATGAGTTACTAAAACATAAAGAAAAGCTACCTACTGAAATCGTTGTAGGTTTAGAGTCAGAATGGGCATCTGAAACGATAGAGCCTATATACCCTGCATACAATCTAAAGGTTATGATGTGAGATACACACTACAAATAAATCAAAAACAAGCAATAGAATTAGGGATTAAAAATGTTAATCAAGTATTAATTTTACATCTTATTGGAGAAGCTTCTAGCTGGGCAGAACCTATTATAGATAATTCAGAAGTGTTTTATTGGGTCTCACGAACAAAGATTATAGAAGAGATACCATTACTAAATATTAAGCCTGATACTGCATACAGACACCTTAAAAGCTTAGTAGAGCTAGGCTTGATTGACTATATAAAACAAGGCAAAAAAGACCTAGTGAAACTAACAAAAAAAGGTAGAAGTTACTATGTCGGAAATAAATCCGAAAGTGATGATAACTCGGAAATAAATCCGAGCAAACTCGGAAATAAATCCGAAAAAAACTCGGAAATAAATCCGACATATAATAATACTAATTCTAATACTAGTACTAATGATACTTTTAAAGAAAATAAACAAACAAAACAAAATGTAGAGATAGTCTCAAATGCAGAACAAGACTTTGAATTGTTTTGGAGTCACTACCCTATAAAAAAAGCTAAACAAAATGCAAAGAAGATTTTTATTAAGATTTATAAAGAACTTCCTCAGACGAATGAGCTTATCGGAACACTTGAAACATTTAAGCAGACAGAGGATTGGATGAAAGAGAGAGGTAAGTATATACCACACCCTAGCACTTGGTTGAATGGTAGAAGATGGGAAGACGAGATAACACCACAACAAGTTGATGTAATTTCACAAACTTCTAATTTTGGAATGAATGTGTTTGATGTAATTGATGCAATGGAAGAACGCGAAAACCAAGAGCAAGTAGGATTACTAAATGGATAAAATGAGAGAAGAATTTATACGTAGCATAATGATTTCACTAAAAATAGAACAGTCTCCTTTTATCGTAGCCACTGTTCAAGAGTTCACGAAAGAAATTAAACCGCTAGACTATAAAAACTTTATGACATCACTATTTGGAACACAACACCAATACCTAAATGGAATGGACAGAATAGCGAAAGTAGCAGAGCAATTTAAACCATCTGCAGTAGAAGTAAATCACATTGAAGTAGAAGCCAAAAGATTAATAGCTTTAGCCGAAGCACTAAATAGCAAAATCTTTGAAGACTCACAACGAATGAAAATACAGTTTAGTGAGTTAATAAACAAAATAATACTCAGCCAATCTATAAGCCAAGAGGATATATCAGTATTTAACGCAGTAGCACCATACAGAGATGCAAAGAGACTCATTAGTGAGATAAACCATTACCAAGACTCAAAAGTGCAATTAGATGCGTTTATGAGTGCTTTAAAGTTTGGTGGACAAAATGCACTCGGTGGTGTTACTGATAAACTTAGAATAAATAGGAGATAGATATGACAAAAACAAAGGAATACACTTGCGAATACAACAAGTACAACAACACTTTCACAAAAGATACGAACAACGAAAATAAAAGATTTTAAAGGTTCAATATGAGTCATGTAAAAATAAAAATATATAAAACGGAAAACGGAATAGATTTCGACTTTTGTAGAATTGAAGTAACAAGAGAAAATGAAATTTTAAAAACTTTTGAAAATGTCGCATATACAAAAATAGCTCTTAAAAACTTTATAAACAAGATATTTGACGAGTTTGGTAAATACTCAATAGTTAAATCAGAAATCATGAGAGCAAGTAACTACAACTATAAAGATACAGGAAAGTGAACATCATAGAACAAAAAAAACACATATCATAAATAATGAAAAAATTTAGACTTAAATTATTAAAGGAATTAGCAGAATAACATGATAACAATAGCAGAACTATGCGAGAAAAGAGGAATATCACGTTCAAGTATTTCTATAATGAAAAAGCGTGGAACTTTACCATCTCATATATTTATACAAGAAAAGTCTCAAAGTGTTGTGCTTGTTGATGAACATTACATACAAAGACTAGAAGAGTTTAAAATTAAACAGAAGCGGTATATGCAGGATTTTTATCACTACTATACACTAACACATCGTCCTTACCATTTAGCAAAAGAGTTACATAAACAATTTGGTCGTTCAGTTGGTGGATGGACTCAGTTTATGGTATCGGATTTAATGAGTGCAAATGTAAAAGTATTTGATATAAAATTAACAAAAAAAGAAGTTGAATTTTTGAAGTATTGTAGAAGAAAACACATAGAAATAAATAAAAATCTCGGTTTTAAACTGAACATAAAAAAAGAGATAGATGAATTTTATAAATGAGCACTTTTATAATTAAGATGTTTTTATTACATTTTTAAGAAGTTGTTAAGATGTTTTTGTTTATACTTCTCTTAACGATAAGTGATAAGGATTTGAAAATGAAATTTCTACTAGACGAAGACTCGCTTTACAGCTGGGATGACGGAATAGATGTAACAATCAGAAACCCACAAGACGGAGTACACGAAGAGTGTGAGGATGTGAAAATATCAGGCGGTAAGCTAATGTTTACTTACGATACAAACCTAGATAGCGATGAGGTGCAAGACTTCATAGAGAAACACTTTGAAAGACCTATCTCAGTTGGGGTTATGATTTATAAGGAACTTAGATGAAAGAATTTATAGTTTGTGGTAAGAGATTTAAGTAATTGAAAGGATTAAAAATGAATTACGTTAAAGATAAAAATGATTTATTCAAAAAGAGAATAAATCATAGGAAAAGTGAACTTAATTATATAAAAAATTCAAAGAGAAAAGAGAGATGCGAGATTTGTTGTTATTTTAATTCCTTATCTCCTAGTATGAATAGATGCATTCTTGTGTCTTTGACTATTGAGAATAGAAGTGCAAGTATTAAGAGAGATGCAGTTTGTGATTATTTTGGAAGCTACATAAATGAAGAAAATATTAACAAATTTAAAAATATAGAATATGAACAAATTTCATGTGTAGAAGTTGCGAAGTTTAAATTAAATGGTATATTTATTTGAAAATACTATGAATACTACAATATAACAAATGGTTGCTGAAATGAAAACAGAATTTACTATAGAAGACATTGATAAATACGGGAAAGTTAACTCTTTAATGTTTTCAAGAAGATGTAATAGATATTATCCAGCAAGAATATCTTATGACATAAGAAGCACAAAAAAAAGAAAAGAGTGTAGAATGGCGACTTCTTATTTTAATTCAACAGAGATTATAAGGGTTATAGATGAAAAAAACAAGAACCCTTTTGGAACTTTACCTATGCACATAAGAAGCAGAAAAGAGTTTGCAGTACATATAAAAAATATTATAGATATTGTTAATGGAGAAGTAAATAGATGCAAAAAAGCTAAAAAATTATTTACATAGAGTGTAGAGAAATCATTAGTATTAACGATGATGAAACAATGTTTACAGTAGTAAGCGATGAGAAAATAAGTGAGAGAGTGATAAAAAAATCACTAGGCAAAAAAAAACATTAAAGTGAAAATACTTTGAAAGGCTTAAAAATGGTTTCAGTAAACGGAATGATACAGTTCAGACAAAATAGAACTGATTATGCAGAGATGTTACAGTCTTTTGTAGAAAGTAAGTTGCCTAAGTGCTGGGTGGTGTTCGATATATATAAGACGTCATATAGTTTAAAGAGAGGTGTGTGATGAATGAGTTTGTAGTTTGGGATAAGAGATTTAAGATATTTGCAAATGAGCTTTCTGACGGATATATGATTGATTTAGATAATAGAATTAAAATATTTAAACAAAATGGAATCCATGTGGAATCAGACGAATTAGATTTGTTTGAGTATATAGGAAAAACAGACATCAACGGAAACAAAATATATGCAGATAGTAGTATAGTAGAGTTTGAAGTAATAAATGGTTGTGTGTGCAACATACTTGAAGTTGAATGTGATTGTAAATACTCAAAACACATTGGATATTTTTCATACAATAGCGAAAGATTGTGTTATGAACTCATACAGACAGATAGTGAAGAGTTTAACAGAATATATCTAATGTTCATAGACAATATAAAAAATATAAAAGTAATAGGGACTATACAAGAAAACAAAGACCTCTTAAAATGAATGTCTTAAATCTTGTTTCAGATTATCGCAACAACATACCACTAGAGATGCTAGAGGCTAAATATAAAACACCGATACATGAGATAATAAATATCCTGTATTCGGTTTCAGTTAAAAAGGAAAAGTAATGCTAGATGAATTAGAAAGAGATAAAAACGATTTAGACCAAAAAATGAAAGAGATGGACGAATTTTTTGGTTGCTTAGACATTTCAAATATAAAAGAGTTTGAAATTAGAGCTAAAAGTGTATTCGAGGAATGGAATGATTTTATGAAAAACTCAATAGAAAAAATTGTAAATGACCACAAAGGATAAATAATGCAAAAAAGCAGACTAAAAATAGTTAAAAAAAGTAAACAAGTTGTAGTTAGCGGAATGATTAGCTATGAAATTACTGATAGAGATGTTAAAATCGTTTATCTAATATAGTGGATGTAAAGAAAATGAAAAAGCAGTTATCGCAAGGGGCTAAAAAAGATTTGCTAGTATTAAATTTGGTTATTGGTATTTTAGAAGTTGCATTAAAAAATCCAGATGAAGTAAAGAACGATAAAGATTTAACAAAAAGGGATAATAAGACACATAAATTAAACAGGAAGATAGATAAAAATCTTGAAAGCTTGTTGGTTACTTGTAAGGAGTCGTTAAACACTATTTTTGAAGTTTATGGTGATAGAGAATTGCAAAGATGGGTAAAATCTAAATTGAATGCACGCTTCTTTAAGACAATAAATACAATCAGTGAACAAACAAATATGGAGCTCTTGGCTAATATGATTTTGTTTCAAAATTTTATGGAGAATAGAGATGTTTTAATTTCAGAGTTTGAAGTATTTACAGACTATGAAGTTTACTCATCTTATGATTTATTGATAGAAACAAATGCTGGTTTAGTTGAAGACATAGTCTATAAAGATGCTATAAATGTAATAGCAATGATTAAAGGTTAGTAGTATGAAAAAAAGTAATTTAAGTCTATTTGACGGGTGTAGTGTTGCAAAAGTAGCTATAAATAAATCGAAGTGTAAAAAACTAAAATATTTCAGTAGTGAAATAGATAAGTATGCACTAAAAGTTTCAGACAAAAACAACAAAGAAATATCTAAATATCGTTTAGGTGATATGACTAAGCTTGATAAACGTGCTTTATTGAAGCTTGGTAAAATCAACTTACTGATAGGTGGTTCAAGTTGTCAAGATTTTAGCTTTATAGGTAAGAAAAGAGGTATGACTAATAGTGATAAAATAGAGATTACTTCTTTAAAACAATATCTTAAAATGAAAAAAGATGGCATTGCATTTAGCGGAGAGAGTTATTTATTTTGGGAGTATGTTCGTATTTTGAATATAGTTAAGCCGCGTTACTTCATTCTTGAAAATGTAAAGATGGCTAAGAAGTGGGTAGGTATTTTTGAGAGTGCTTTAGGTGTCAAAGGTGTACTTATCAATTCAAGCAACTTTACAGCTCAAAACAGAGAGAGATACTATTTTACAAATGTAGATATTCCAGCGATTGAAGATAAAAAAGTAAACTTACAAGATATACTTGAAAATGTAGTTACTGAAAAATATGATACTGTAAAATTTCTCAACGAAGATTATAAGATTTGTCATACTATAAAACCACAAATTAGAGTGAATATAGCACGAAATATAAAAGAGATACTAACTTGTACAAAAGATTTTCACACTATGAAGATAGGTGTTGTAGGTGGATATGCTGATAATAAAATAGGTTTAATCAAGACAACTACTTTAAGAGCACAAAACAACGCAACTTATATACTTCATAGGTCTAGTAACACTTTTAGAAGGCTAACAATAAGTGAGCGTGAAAAACTACAAGGATTAGAAGTTGGCTATTGTAGTAATGTATCTGATACACAAGCGGTTAAGATTACTGGTAACAGCTTTACAAGTGATGTTATAGAGCATATATTAAAAGGAATTGAATAAGATGCAATTATCGTATTTGGAAATATATATTTACTCTATCATCATATTGATATTAGTTCAGATTATTAACAAAATAGTAATTATTATTTATGGACTTGAAGAAAAAAGAAACATAAGTGTAAAAAGAAAAATTCTTGGTTTAATTCCTTGTTTTACTCCGATACTTAACAGTTTCCTTGTGGTATTTAGTATAGCTATGGTTGTAGCTATACTTTTAAAGATAATAATAGAACAAATAAAAGGATTAAAATAATGATAAATTTAATGGTAGAAAAACAAATAAAACTTAACGATATGACGTTTCCAACTTGGAGAACTGAATTAAAACTTGAAGATTGGTTAAATGCTTTAGTTGCTGAGATTGGTGAAGCGATGGAGAGTGCAGGTTATAAATGGTGGAAGCAAGGCGGTGAAGATTTAGATAACTTAAAAGTTGAAGCTATTGATATACTTCACTTTGCGATTAGTGCTTCTTTAAGTAGAAATGAAATTGATGAGTTTAAAGATAGTTTTGAAACATATATCAAAGACGATAGCACTATCAGTACAACACAAAGTTCATTAAGAAATTTAGCTACTCAAACATCAACTTTTTATTTTGAAGAGAGTAGATTTGCACATTCACTAGCATTATTATTTAACACTTTAGAGATGAGTTATGAAGAAGTTTTCAAGGCTTATATGACTAAAAATGTACTAAATAGTTTTAGACAAAATAACGGCTATAAAGATGGTAGTTATATAAAGATTTGGGGTGATGTTGAAGATAATGTAGTAGCTGGTGAAATAGCTAAAAAATTGCTACCGAACGAAGCTTTCGAGGATATTTTATATAAAAGTTTACAAGAGTATTACAATGACAATGTTGCAAAAGCTTCTAATAGCTAACACTTTGATATGTGAGTGGGTTATTATCGCTTATGATATACACAAATTGTAAAGGGTTGAAATGATTAAAAAAGTACATATACTAAGAGTAGATATAGTAGATGGTTCTGATTTAAAGTTTGGTTGGAAAAATAAAATGCAAGTAGTTTACACCACTAAAGGAATTTACATAAGCTCACTCGATGTTATAGATTGGAGTGAGTATGTGAATGATTGTGTTAAATATAGAGTTGAAATTAGCGAGGGTAGCGGTCACTTATGGATAGCAAAACCTACAAAGGATTATTATAACGATATTTGAAGATAAAGTTACGAAAATAACAAATGATTTAAAAGATTTACTTATTGAAAAAAATAAGAAGTACGGAAACTCCGCATTAGAGCCAAAAAGAGTTTTTTCTAAGGCATCAGCCGTTGAGCAGATACTTGTTAGGCTAGATGACAAGATAAGTCGATTACAAACACAGCATATTAGCGAAGATGAGGACATAATCGAGGACTTATTAGGATATTTAGTTTTGCTAAAGATGGCGCTAAAAGAGAAAAATAATAAATAATATTTTTACAAGAAGTAATTAAGATGAAATTGTGTATAATTTCAAAACAACAAAATTAATAATAAGGAGAAAAACACATGGCACGTGAAGTAAAAGATGCGAGACTAACTATTTCAATGCTTCCAAGTGAAAAGGAAGAATTTAAAAAGTTTATTGATGATAGTACAGTTTATAAGGGATTATCAGAATTTGTCGTAATAGCAGTAAGAGAAAAAATGAAAAGAGAAAGAAAAAAAGTTAAATAAATATAAAGGTAAGTGTTATGGGTAAGTTGCAAAAAATAAAAAGTATAGTTGGGACAAAGCTAGATGATAGCGATTTTTTCAATCAATTAAACGAGCAAAACAAGTCTAAAAATTGGGAGTTAAATCCTATAAAAATAGGTTTTGCGAATGGTAAAGTAATTCACAATGCTGATGAGATAAGCATAGCAGTAGATGGTTTAATTTCTTTTATAGAAGAAAAGATTGAAAGTGCTGATAGTGTCGAAGATTTAGAAGCAATGAGAAAACAAACATCAATAATCCATAAATGGTTAAATGGTACACGAATTCAAGCAACAGCACCATTCGATGAGCTAAAATCAGAGTTTACAAAAAGAGAAAAAGCTTTAAATTCTATTGATTTTAAAACGAAGATAGATGAGTTAAACGAAGAAATATATAAAACACGTAGATACTCTATGATAAGAGCATTTGAAGCTCTCATAGCTGAAACTGATTTGCACATAACTGTTGATATGTTTGAGTCTTTTATTGAATTAAAAAAGAAGATAAAAACTTTTGATTTAAACACTAAAGAAGAGTTGTCAAGCTCCGCTAAGAAAGCTATTATAGAAGAGTTTGAGAAAATATCCAAACCACTAATCGAAGCTAAAAAAGTGAAAGAAGATACAGAAAGAGAGCATAATCTTTTTGCTACTCAAATGAGTTCGATTGATGAGTTAGACTATACTAATCAACTTAAAAAACTTAATGAATTATTACTTATGGTTGATACTTCATATACTCATATAGCTGATAGTGCAAAAGCGTCTATAACTTCAAAAATCGCAGTCATCAACACAAAGATTAAAGTAAGTGAAAATGAAGCAAAGCAATCTTTAGAAGCAGATTTAGATGAGCCTATAATCAATGGTATTAGAAACATAAATATAGAGATTTCAACACTTGAATTTTTAGAAGATACTATCCCTTTAGTTAAAGCTGATATTGATAGACTTAAAAGTGATACTCTTAAAATTGAAGCAAATTACAAACTTCAAGCTATGAACGACAAACTATCTGAAATAAAAGAAAATATTGTTTTACAGCAACAGAAACAGCAAGAAGAAACTGAACCGACACAAAGAGAAACTGTATTAGATGGAAAATATAGACTTAGTGCTGATGATGTTGAGTTTATGAGTAGTTTTGCAGTAGAAGCAAATAGTGAAGATGAAGCTAAAAATAAAATGCTAGAAATGATAAAAATTCATTTTGATATGATTGAATTAAAAAGAGGTTAGGGAAATGCAAATTCAAAAAATAAACAACGAACAAGACGCACTAGGTTTAATTAATATAAATAATCAAAAGCTAAAGAATTTAAGTGAAGATGATAGAGAAAAATTTAAAGATAACTTTATATCAATTTGTAGTGATAAATATCTTACAGGTAAAGCTAATCCACAAGAGTTGCTAAATGTTGCATACAGAGCTACAAGAGCTGGACTAGATATATCTCCAAGCGCTAAAGAGCTTTACATACTACCATTTAGTGGTAAAGGTGGCGTGAAACTAGAAATTGTTATGAGAGCAGAAGCGATACAAAAAATAATCGCTGAAAAAGGCTTTTTTGTAGAGTGTATCAATATTTGGGATATTGATAGTTCGGAAGTTTTAGAAAGCGATTTAACAATAGGGCAACAAGCAAGACTTGAAAAAACAAAACCTGAGTTTGTAGAAAAAAGTTTTTTAGGTTTTTATTTTAAAATAACATCACTTGACAATATAGATATGCCAAGACAAACGTGTATAGTTGGGTTGGGGTATCTAAAAGAAGTAACGAAACAATTACAGAGTAAAACTCATCAAATCGCTAACTATAAACACAAAGCGTTCAGAAAAATGTTTAGCGAGGTAAATCTAGCGAATGGTAAAAAATCAAACTTAGAAAAACAATTAGGTGTAGCAGATAGATTGAATTACGATGTAATTGAAGTAGAAACAACTAAAAAAGCGACAAACAGCAATGGAAGCAACTCTTTATCATTTGCAGACAAAAAAGAGGTTATAGACCAAGTAGAAACAGTAACAGTTAATGATATTACAAATTTATATAAACAAGCAACACCTGATGCTAAAGCAAAGATGGCAGACATAATGCAACTTAATCCTGATTGGAGAGGTTATGCTCCACAAGTATTATCAGATATGAAAGCAGATTTAGAAAAATGCCTTTAAGTAGAAATGATTTTTCAGTACCAAAAATACTGAAAATATCAGATGATGAGTATTTTAGTATAGGTAAAGTAAGTTATTTTGATAATGAAAAGTTAGTGCTTAGTGCTTCAACTCTAAAAGAAATTTATAAAAGAGATGCCTATGAAGTGTTAATAAAAGAGAATAAAGCTGAAATATCTAAGGAATTACAGTATATATTTGATGTAGGAAGTGCATTCCATTGCTATATTTTAGAAAATGATGAGTTTGAAAAGCGCTATTATATTGGAGAAATGAAGAACGATTTTAACGATGTAAAAAGAACTTTTATTCATACAGAAGATTTTGCATTTATTAAAGGTGCTTATGAAAATATAAAGATTAAATATCCTTATATGGTAGAGCCTAGCGAATGGAATGAAGTAACAATATTAACTAATATCAACGGAGTTCCTTATCGTGCAAAACTTGATAAAGTAGTAGAGGTTTCAGATAGTCTTATTGAGATTATAGATTTAAAGAGTGTATTTTATGACTTCTATGCAACTAAATACAAAAGAGATGCAGAAAGTGGCATAAGATGGGGATTAGTTAAGGCACTTCAAGAAAATAACTACGACCTACAAGGTGTACTTTATGTAAAAGCGGTTAAGTCGTGGCTGGAACACAACGGAATAAGTAAAGACGTTAGATTTAAACTACTTCTAGCAAGTAAAAAAACTTTTGATGTTAAGATGGTAACTTTTGGGTCAGAGATGATGCAAAACGGAGAAAATAAATTAAATCAAGTGTTACCTGAAATTCAAGCTTTTTTTCATAGTGGAATGGAACAGATAGCACAAGATGAAATAATATAAGGATATGAATGAGTAAAATAAATCAAATTGATTTTGAAAACGTTTTAGTTGAAAAACATAAAAAGAAGAGAAAAGATGGAGAAACTACTTTTTACAAAGTGTTTATAGATTATGAATGGTGTTGCGATATAGCTCTTAAAGACATGCTTGTCCAGCAAATTGGTTTAGTAACAAAGCTAGATACTGATACAATAAAGAATGAGATTGCAAATCTTTAAACACTAAAAAAGGAGTTTACAATGTTTAATAATATACAAATAATGGGAACATTAACAGATGAAGTTGAGTTAAAATACTCACAAAGTAGCACAGCTATAGGAAATTTTAGCATAGCAGTAAATGAAAGTTATCAAGACCAAAATGGTAACAAAATAGAAAAGGCTCACTTTTTTAAAGTTTCAGTATTTGGTAAGCGTGCTGAAACTATAAGCCAATATTTTCATAAAGGCTCACGCATTCTAATCAATGGTTCGTTAGTTCAAGATAGATGGCAAGACCAAAATGGAGAAAAAAAATCAATGGTTAGTATAAAGCTAAATGATTTTACTTTTGTAGATAGAAAAAGCGATAATCAACAGCAACAGCAAAATCACCAAACACAGCAAAGAAACAATGTACCAGTTTATCATCAACAGCAACCGCAACAACAAAGTGGCTACCAACAGCCACAACATCGGTGAAATGCCTTTAAACCCACCTGAGATAGATATAGATATGGAAGAAATTCCATTTTAAGGAAAATATATGACTAGATTTGAGATAGAAAACAAAAAATTAGAAATATCAATTATGGATGAAGCGGATTTAGAAAAATTAGAAATAAATATCTATAACTCTTTTTTATGTGATAATGATAAAAAAGAGTTATTAGATGAAATATTTAAAAGAAACAAGCAATTTAGAAATAAGATAAATTCTATTGCAGTTAGTTCAAAAATAGATATTGACTAAAAAAAGGAGTATATTATGATAGCATTTGACAATAACGGGCACCCAATAAAACAAGCAAAATCTATACTAATAGAGGGTCGTTTATACACACAGCAAGATTTATATAATATGATAACAAAGTGTATAAATAGGGATGAAATATTGCAAGATATAATTGATAGTAAAAGAAGTAGGCGGAATAAATAGCCTACTTGATAAAAGGTCTGTTGTAATTGCTTCTTTTAACATTTGGCTTTTTGTAATCTCCCCATTCAAAGCGTTTTTTTAATCTATAAACAATACATCTATTAATATTATATCGTTCAGCAATTTCTTTAGCACTTAAGCAATCAATAATATATAATACTTCAATCTCTTTTATCTGTTTCATATTTAGACCTACAGCTTTGTTTTTAGCACATATAAAGCATTTAGTACAACGACCCGATATAATGTCACTAACACGATTTAATTTGCTATATCCGCAAGTATTACACTTTATTTCCCATATCATACGTTTGTCATAATATTTATCTGAAATTTCTACTACAGAATAATCTCCAAAAACTTTATTTGATATATCTATAAAAGCACTCATTTATAAACTCCTTTTTTTATTGTGTTTTACTATGGGGTAAAAGCTAACTAAACCCCATAATATATGGTGTTGTTTTTTACTTTAAAATATCTTTTCTGCTAAATCTCCGAATTTTTCTTCCAATTCACATAGAAAACAAATACATTCTTTTTTAAATTTTGCCATTTTTAATATCCTTCTGATATAATAGCACTCCACAAACCAACTTAAAGTTTATGAAATACAGTTACTTTGACCACCTGGGTGACAACATACTTTTTACAAAATAGACACAAACTTCCTAAAATTTCCTGAAAAAAAATATTATAAAGTTGGTTTGTGTAAATCTTCCAACACAAAAATGATAACTATAATCCTCTTAAAAATATCTTAAAAATACAATAAATGTAATATTTCGTAAAATATAGCAAAACACTTGACATTATAAAAAAACCGTATTATAATTCGATATATCAAAAGTAAAAAGGTTGAAAAGATGAATAAAAGAGAGATTAAAGAGTTTAAAAATAGTTTTTATTTCGGTAAAGATGTTAAAAAATTGGATGTAAAGAAACATAAAATTTTTATAAATAGAAATAAAAATCTTGCGATTCACGATAAAGTATCACATAGAGTTGTAACTACAGAGCTGGACATCAAAAAAGTTGTAAAAGCAATAGTTAGTGCAAAAGTGTATAAAACATTAAAACAAGATAGAGTGTTATTTGAAATAAATTTAGGTGAAGTATTCGTATATTGGAATATGTTTAATAAGTACTCATTAAGCGATATAGTGAATAAAAGTCCTGAGATACAAAGCATAACGCTTGATGGTGCATACACTAAAATAATAATAGAGGTAATGTAAGATGATTCACTTCAACAACACAACAGGAAAAAACAAAGGCAAGCTACAGCTCACAAAGTTAGCAAACTTCATCGGTAAATCTGAGGGAGCATTAAGAGCTACTAGAAAAAAGAGTGAGAAACTCTTAAGCATATTTCATTTAGGCTCATTATGTGTCGCAAATAACATAAGTGAAAAACAGCTAGAGCAAGCTTTAAACTATGGTGATAGTGGCTTAAAAGATAAAAAAGGCAATAAAATATTTTTAGGAGATATTTTACATATAGAAGATGATGAGTTTGAAATAAACGAAGATAGTGAAGTGATTTTCAAAGATGGTTGTTATTGTTTTAAAGATGGTGGAAAGTTGTATGAAGTATTAGATATATGTGAAGTTAAAGTTAAAAAAAGCACATATTGAATATAATTCCGATGACTTCACAGAGTATTGCAACACTTTGTGAATGTTGAACATACACTACCCTAATTTGATATAACTTTTCAGCTTATTATTTTAAGTTGAATATATGTACAATGTTGTTCATCTAGCATTTTACTTTTATTCTACCGTCTTTTATGGCGGTAGCAACCTTTCTAACAATAAAAAATCATTAAAATAATATTTATAAGTAATACTCAAACATAATAAAATATAATAATAAAAATATAAAAGGAATATTAATGTCAATAAGTATAGATACGGCAGTAGCAAAAACAATAAGCAACTTAGGTGGACTACAAGGAAGTGCAGAGCAAAAAGAAGCTGGAGAGAAACAAATTCGTGCGATGGTTTCCGCAATACTAGAAGAAGTTTTAAAAGGTCAAATAGATACAACAGTAGTCGTAACAAGTGGAGATAGTGCTGGTACTTATGCAGGGGTTGGTACAATATCTTAAACACATATTAAAAGATTTTAAGATAATATGTAAACTTAATCTTACACAAGGAAAACAGATGGTACGTTCAAACGCGGCGATATTAACATTAGCAGAAAAACACAAAGACAAAATTATCACTTTAGTAAAAGAGATAGAGGATAAAGGTCTTACAGTAGGGACTTTTTTTAAAGCTAGTACATACACAAAGCAAGGTTCTTTAATAACAATATTCGATGGTAATGTTGATGGGATTCCACTATCTATTCACATTCGTAATGATGGAAAAATACAGTTAGTTGAAATAAACAATCTTGAAACTGTTGCACCTCACGAAGTAGCACGTGCAAATTGGAAAAAAGTTGCTGATGATATTGTTAAAACTGTAAATTTTGAAAACTTAAAAAAAGCACAAACAGGAAATGATAAGTTAGTAAAAAAAGCAAGTGCTTATGGAGATGAGCAAAACGACAAAGTCGAAGTGTTAAATAAAGAGCTTGAAGAGTTAGAAACAAAGCGTGATGAGCTTAAAAAGCAAATAGAAGATTTAAAAAAAGAGGTAGCATAATGAGAGATGATTATAATATCATAAGACAAGATTTAAGAGCTGGTAAACAATTTGTTTCTTTACAACAAACACTTTTAACAGTAGATGAGATTTACCCACACGTTGCACCAGTAGAGCAGTATGTAGAGAGTTTAGATAGCGATATTAGCTTTGATAATATAGAGGGAGATACTTACAGAGGTTTCCAAAAAAACTTAACAAAGTTTATTCGTAAATTAAACAACTTACTTAGTGATGATACAAAAGTAGTTGTAGATAAAGCCCGTTTTAGTGCTTCGTTTAAAAGTAAAGTAAAAGGCGAAAATAAACTTACTACTTACTATCCACTTATTATTCAATTTAAAGATGGTCAAACTCTCGTAGGTCTTGCACGCCAGTATGGTGAAAACAAAGATAGTGCTTCATTGAACAGAGATGAGCCTATAAAAGTAACTAGATGGGTGCTTAATGATGTAGATATAAACAAAGCTATTTTTACAGATAAAAAAGTACTTACGGATAATGCACTTCAAGCTAAAAAAATCGCTGGTATCATCAAAGCAAATCACGTTAAATTTGTTAAAGCTAATCCTGAGATAAAAACAGTTGATACTAAAGAGCTAGAAGCAAACATTCAAAGTGTTAAAGATGAGATAAAAGCCCTTGAAGCTGAGTTATCTACTGTTGTTAAAGCTAAAGAAGTAAAAGCAGAAAATGATAAAAAAATAGCTGATGAAAAACAACTCAAAAAAGATGAAATGCAAAAACTATCTAAAGAATTAACATTAGAATTGCAAAAAGAAAATGAGAGTTTACAAGTAGTAGTAAACGAAGATTTTACAGCATTTGATATTGTAGAAACTAACGATGATACTAAACTTGTTAAAAGTGGTGATGAGCAAGAGATTAGAGAGTTTATTGCAGAAGCTAAAAATATAAATGAAAATAAAGAGCAAGATACTGATGAGGACATTGTTGAAAAAAGCACTCAACTATTAGAAAAGCTTAAAGGTAATGAAACATACAAGCAGATACTCAAAGATAGTCATGGTGGAGTAACGTTTGATAATTCTAAAGAGTATGATGGAATGGAAGAACTATTAGCTATTTGGACACGTGTAGAATTTAAAGATGTCGCAGATGGTACAGTAAAAAGCATACTTGGATGGGTTGAAGACAAAGTAAAAGAGATTGAAACTGGAAATGATGATAATGACGATTTCTCTTCAAAATTAGAAGATATTTACAATTTGGAAACTTATGAAGATATGAAAAATGCTTACAACTCAGTACTTGATGAGTTAGGCGATAGAGAAGATGAGTTCGGAGAAATATTAGACAAAATTGATGAGAGATTAACTGAAAAGTTAAAAAGTGAGAATGAATAATGTTTGCTATGCTAAAACATAAAGTTAGAAAGATGATACAGACTGATGAGGTTACTACTACCTCATTAAGTCGTAAAGAAAAAAGTACTATTCGTGATGAAATTGAACTTAGATATGGAAAAATAAAATCAACTAAATCACGTAAAGAAAAAAGTTTAATACGTGATGAAATTGAAGCTTTATATAAAAAGTTAAATAGTGGTGCTGAAACAAAAAAAGAAGATAATAAAACACTTAAAAAATCAAAAGAGATTTTAAATAAAGGTCTTGAATTAACTTTTGATGATTTAAAATTCTTTACAAGTGATATAGTTTCAGAGCTTGACAAATTAGTAGATGAGCAAAACTCAGAAGCTATCGAAGTAGAAGCTCTGTTTGATGGTGTAATAACTATGTTTTCTCTTGGTGGCAAGATACAAACTGATAGCATAGACAATAAAAGTGATGTAGTTGCTAGTGTTTCACTAATTACTGATGAAAAAGGAAACTATCTTATAGGAAAGCGTAGAGATAGTGGTAAATACTCTTTCATCGGTGGTGGTATAGAAGATGGTGAAACACCACTTGAAGCTATGATAAGAGAAGCACAAGAGGAGTCGGGTTATATCTATTCAGAAGACGAAATTACATCACTTGGAAATTTATCAAACGAAGCAGTAACTATCGCACTTTTTGAGATGGAGAGCAAAGGTAATCCTAGCAATGCTTCAGATAATGATGAAGAGTTTGAGAGCTTTTTATTTGTAGATAAAGAAACTTTATTAGATGGTGAAACAATAGATTTTCATATTCCTATTGAAAAAAATCTAGTAATAGCATACTTGAAAAAAGGTGTTTAGTTTGATGTTGTAAAAGAGGAAAATTTAGGTAATAAGTTAGAAAATCTTTTTACAGACACTACAATAAGTGAAGCAAACAAAGCAAAAGCACTTAAAGAGATACAACGTCTTATTTACACAAATTCAAGCATTAAAGATATGTTTGAAGATATAATCAGTAAATTAAAAGATGATACAGACTTAAGTAAAAACAGTTTATTTGATGATATTGTAGAGGTATAGAAATATGAGCGTAAAAGAAAAAGTAGAGAGTTTAAAACTTTTAACACTATCTAATGAAGTAAAGCAAAAAAATAATTTAGGTGATAGAGATTTTCTCTTATTCCCTGATATGCAAGGTATTAAGCTCACGAAAAAAGTAAAGGAGTTTGGAAATATATCTCTATTTCAAAAAGGTAAGAAACTCTATGTTGTTTTTCACAGTAGTAGCGTAGCTAATTTCTATAAAAATTCAGAAGATTACAACGATAAAGATATTTCAGAACTTGAAAAAATAGATAGAAATGCAAGCATACATAATGCAAATATTTTAAACAGATTGGAAATTGCAAACAATAAAGTTTTTATAAGCCTACCAACATTTTTTAAAAAGTTTAATGTTGTAATTATAAAAGATAAAATTGCCTATGGTATTGGGTCAGATGGTGCGATAATAAAAGATATTGTAAATAAATTTGATGTAGATGATGTTGAGTTAAATACTGATGGAGAAATAAGCCTTTACAAAGAAAACAATAACTTTTTTACTATAAGTAATAGTCCAGTACACTCTTCAAACGAAGTCGATATTGATTTTACAATTAGTGTTATTGATGAACTAAGTAATGTAGATGACTTAATTGAATTAGTAGATAAAAGAAGTTATAAAGTATCACTACAAGGTCTATTTGTAGATGGTGTTAATGATAGGCTAGCTTCAACTGATACTAAGTCGCTGTTTATAGAAAACAAAAAACTCAATTCAGATAAGCAAATAGTAGTACCGACATACAAACTTTTTACTAATAAGGCAAAGATTGAAAAACTTCTAGTTGGAGAAGAAAAATCTATGTATAAAACTAAAAAATTTGATTTGATAGTAAGTAATATCAAAGAAGAATATCCAAATATTGATAGAATTGTCCCTAGCGAAACAAGTAGCATATCAGTAGAAATTAAAAATAAAGAAATAATATCTTTACTTAAAAATGCAACTAGAAGAATTGTTAGAATATTGGTAAAAGATGGTGTAGTGTCGATATATGATATTGTTAGCGGAGATGACAGCGGTTACGATAATTGGATAGAAGATGAAAACTTCATAGGTTCTATTGAGAATGCTCATGACATTGTATTAGGAAGTGTTTTAGTTGATAGAAAAATGTTTCTAAGTACACTTAGTGCATTTAGCACAAACATAGAATTATTTATATCTAATGATAGACCTATTTTAATTAAAGATGATAACCTGAAATCTGTAGTTATGAATTTTATAATCCAAACAAAAGAAGAGAAACATCAAAAAGACAATTTAAGACAGCAAGAGCAACTCAAAAAAATTGAAGATGAAAAAATAGCAAAAGAAGCAGAGTTAGAGAAACAAAAAAAAGAAGATGGTGTTGCCTATGATTTTCTAATGACTTTAAAGCCACTTCAAAGAGGTAAAGCTAGAAAAGTACTTAATAAGGTTTATAGATATAGTAACGGTACAATGACACGTAAAGAACACACTAAACTAGCGATAGATAATGGTGCTAAAGTAGTGAAAGATAAGTATGAAAATTTTCCTATAGCTTTAGAATATGAAGATGGTAGCTTTTTAGAAATTACAAATACAGAGTATGAGTTCGCAAGATTCTTAAAAAGTAGTTCAGTGCAATATTATAAACGTGAGAACAGTGATGAACTACAGCTAAAAATAGATACAATTATTTCTAGCATAAAAAGAAGTACGAATTTAAAAGAAAAGATTAGACTTAATATAGAATTGAAAAAGTTTCAATCACTGCAAAATAAATAGGAATGAAATAATGAAACAAGAACTAATACAAGATTTAGAGGAAAAACTAGAGCTTACAGTAGATGAGGTTTTAGACAATATGGAAAAAAGGTTTGTATCTGATACATACTACAATGAGCCGATATTTTTAAAATCTTTTGGTGTTGGTTACTATGCTTGGCTAGAGTATCTTAAGAGTAAAGGTCATAGTGATATTCTTGAAGATTTAGCAATTAAAAAACCTCAAAACCTTATAAAATATAATGAAAATTATGTGGACCTTGTGGAAGATTTAGAAGATTGGAAAGAGGTTGTAACTTATGCTTTATATCTAAGTGAGTTTGAAGAGTTAGACTTTAATCCTACTGGTGATGTGCAAGTAAACTTATCAAATAATGAGATAAATGTAGATGATGTAGATTATCTGTATTATGAAACACAAATTTAAGGAAGTAAAACTTTATGATTAAAAAGAAAATAGCAACACTTAGAAACTTACTGTATGTTGGAAACCCTTACTATTCAAATAAGGTTTTAAAAAGCAAAAGCTCACGTCTAAAAGCAAATAAGAGAGCTGTAGAATTAGTTGGACTTAATAAGTCTAGCTATACAGAAGATGAAAAAAGAGAGTTGGCAAAATATACGGGTAGTGGTGGTCTTGGTGCAGATGGTACTGCTGGTAGTGTTGATGAATATTATACACCTAAAGAGGTATCTAAGGCACTATTTAATTTAGTTGATATTGAAGATGGTGCTACATTCTTAGAACCATCTTGCGGAACGGGTAATATCATAGCACAAGCCCCACAAGGTGTAAGCTTTTTAGGTTGTGATTACAATAAAATAAGTGGTAGCATTGCAAATATTTTAAATGATAATGCAGACATTAAAGCAGGTACAACATTTGAGGAGTACTCAAAAACAATAAAACTCAATTCAATAGATAGTATTGTTACTAATGTTCCATTTGGTGCTAGAGAAAGTGTCAATATGAGTTCTGACGAGCAATATAAAAACATAAAACGAAATGAGATTTATTTCATATTAAAATCACTTGATTTACTTAAGTATGAAAAAAAAGCAGTCTTTATGACTACATCACGTACAATTCAAGGTAAAAACTATCGTAGTGATAGATTAGAAATGCTTAAAAAAGGTGCTTTTTTAGGTGCTTATAGATTACCTAGCGGTATGTTTAAACAAACTGGTACTGATGTAGTAGTGGACATTATAGTCTTTGAGAAACACCCTGAAAAAATCATTTTAAAACCTGATGCTTATATTGATGGTATTTTAGATAATGAGTTGCAAAAAGAGTTTTTAAATGGAACTTATTTTAGCACTCATAAAAATAATGTTTTCGGAGAACTAACAACCAAAGAAGAGCGTTTAGAAAATGGTGAAAGTGGCAAGTTTGTATCTGATGTAGTAGAGTTAAAAGATGGGCAAACAATAGAAACAGTTAAGCACGATTTATTAACAAAATCAAAGTTTGATAACACTATTGATTACAGCACTTTAATTCAAGAAAAAGTAGTTAAGAGTGATACAGTTGATGAGGAAGAGTTAGAGAGCAAACTTGCAACTATTATGCGTGATGAGATAAGTCAAGTTAGCGTAAGCGGTGAGCCTGAATTAACTTTTGAAGATATTGTAAAATATGAGAAGCAAATAAGAGATAACAAGTTGGATAAATTACTTAAACGCTCACTTAGATATTTCAGTATTAGAAGATTTTCTCACGCTTTTGGAACTAAAGAAAATTTAGCAAACTATTTTTTATTTTTAGATGGAACAGAGTATTCTAAAGATTTTATTATAGAAAACAAAGATGGAATTGAATATCTTTTAGCTAACTATGAGAAAATTGTAAAATCTTTAAAACTCAAAGGAAAGGTTAAGAACGAAGTTATTGCAACACTTGAAACATTGAAAAACTTTGATTTAGATAATGGTGTATTTAAAGACACTTATGAAGAGTTAGAAAGATCTGTAAAATTAGAGAAGCAAAATGTATTTTTTAAATTAGGTTTAGAAGATAAAGTATCGTACGAAGATGGCGGTCTTGTAGTTAACACAAGTGAGCTTACTATTGAAGATATTGAAAATAACGATGAGATACTTCAAGTTGGTAAAAAAGTCTATATACTTAAAGAGTATTTGTTCAGTTTACCTAGTAGATATGATGAAGCTTTAGAAAATGTTTCAGAAAATAAGAACATAACACAAAGTGAAAAAAATAAACTATTTAAAGAGCTGTCAAATAGACGTGAAGTTATAAAATATGATGATATAACTTTTAGACTTGCAGATATAAAAGGTTATGGAATTGCAAAATATGGTTGGGATTTTTCAAAAGAAATGGGAAAAATAACTGAAAACTATTTGGCATTATTTAAAAAAACAATTAGTGAGGATTTTCCTGAAGTTAAATATGATGCACTAATGAAAAATTTAAGCGATAGTGATAGAGATATTATAAATTCTTTTTTAAGTGCAAAATGTAGTATCGGAAATATGCAATACAAAAGAGGTTTTGCTACAAATTACTTTAGTGGTAAAGACGTTAAAGGAAGCGACAAAGATAAAAAAGTAGCTATTGATAAAGCTATAAGTATCGTAAAAGTTGCATTATCAGAAAACATGGTGATTGCAGATGAAACGGCAAGATTATTAGTTGCACGTAGAAAAGACATACAAGAAGATATACAAGCAAAATTAGATAGTGAAGCGATAGTATCTCTTGAAACTCCTAGCTATTATGAAGAGGAACTAACAGAATTAAAAGATACTGTTAGACCTGAGGTTTTAAAGACGTCACACCATTATCAAAATAGTGATGCTAGAGAATTTGCTAAGACATTAAAAGGTACTATTGCACAGGGCACTGGACTTGGAAAAACTCGTTCAGCACTTTTATCAGCAATAAAAGCCATTCAAAGTGGAAATGCAAAACGTGTAATGATAGCAACTCCAAAGACTGTTTTTACTAAGTTTATCAATGAAGCTAAATCAGTTTACAAAGAAGAGTTTTTTAATAACAATGTAGTTGTATCTAATATTGATATGAAAGCAAATACAAAAAAAGAGTTCCCTAATTTTAAAGACTATACAGAGCTATCCAGATATGTTATGAATAATAAAAGTACTAAAATAATCATAGTTGCCCATCCGTTCATAGATAGTGCTTTAAAAATGAAGCCTGAGACAACATCATATCTTTACAATAATAAAAAAACAACACGTGATGAAACTGCAACTATATATGAGTTCCCTCTTGCTGATATAGGAATAGAAGCTTATAATCATAAAGATTATGAAAAAAATGGAAAACTTTACTTTGAAAACTTAGGTGTTGATTTTCTATTGGTTGATGAAGCACAAAACTACAAAAATGTATTTTCTATGAAAGGAGATATAAAAGGTGTTAAAGGAAAATCGTCAGCTAAAGCCGTTAAACTGGCATATGTAACAGAATATATCAGAATGAAGCGGGATGGTGGTAAAAGTAGAAGCGGTGCAGTAATGGTTTCAGCAACTCCTACAACTTCAAGTCCACAGGAGATATTTGCAAATATGACATTAAGCGGTGCAAATAATAGACAAATGACTGCACAAGATTTCATAGATAGATTTTGCGAGGTTGGTACTAAAGAAAGTGTTAAACCATCTACGGGTGATTTATCATCAGAAGAACGTTTGGTTGGAATCAGAAACATAAAGCAGTTAGATATGTTGGGGTGGGATAAAACAGTTTTCAGAAATGCAGAGGACGAACAATTAAAAGCATTAGAGAGAGGAAAAGTTGTTAAAGTGAAACCTGACTATACAGAAAATAGAGTAGATATATCAGTTAATCCTAAATTAGTTCAAACTATCTCTCATATTAGAAAACAGTTTGAAGACTTTAAAGACAAAGCTAAAGAAATGCGCGAGAATGGTGAAGATGGTATAGACCTTACTACCGCAGAGTATAGAATGTCAAAGCAAGTTGGAGAAGTGTTCGGTTTTTTCACTAAAGCAAATGCAAGTACAATGGCTTCAAATTTTGCTTATGGTTTTACTCCTATTATGTTAAATAAAAAATACTCTATTGATGAACTTTTAAAAGTTGTAGGGAAAGTGAATATAGATATAAAGATAGAGAAGTTTAACAGACTTAAACAGTCTTATGATTTAAACTATTTAAACTCTATTACTTTTGATGAGGAAATAAATATTATTCCTACAAAAGAAACACCAATTTTTGCAATGCAACCGATTTTAAACTATGGTACAAAAATAGTACAAAGTAAAATAGCAAGAGGTAATGGATTAAATACTTTTGTGCAAACTAGCGGTGATGGTGATATATTTCAATTACCAAGTAAAGACTATGAAACTATTACAAAGGTTATTAAGCTACTTAAAACTGCAAAAATGATAGATAGCGATAGCATTTACGACTTAGATGCTTTTACTAAAGTGAAACCACTTATTGAAAAAATGAAAAATGAGTTTACTCGACACCCTAAAGCGAAACAAGTTATATATGTTGACAACTTAGCTTACCACTCAATTTTAGAGAGTGCATTAAATGCTGAATTTCCAAAAAGCAAAGTTACAGTTTATAATGGTGTAACTATAAAATCAGATGAAAAAGGGTTTAAAGAGCAAACAGATTTTAATGATAGTCAAAACCCTGGTATTATGATTTTTAATAAAAAGGCACAAGTAGGTGTTGACTTCAATAAATTCGTTAGTGCTGTACACTTACTTGATATTCCAAACACTCCAGACCAATGGGAACAAGCAATGGGTAGAAGTGTTAGACAAGGAAACGATATAGACAAAGTTAATGTATATAAATATATTCAGAATGGTAGCTTTGATGATTTTATGATTGATTTAATAGATAGTAAATCGGATTGGATTGACACAATTTCTAAAAGGGACAAAGATAGTGTCAAAATTGAAACTGATGAAATGTCTATGCTATATACTAAAGCTATAGGATATTTTGAAGATAAAGAATTTGCTACAGATTGGGATGACGCTAGAAAGATAAATGAGTATAAAAAAATACGTAAAGAAAAGGAACAGACAAAGCTAAGAGAAATTGAGAAAATTGTTTGGGGAAATAAAAAAGATGATTTAAAAGAAGCATTGAAACTAAAATCAACAATAAACAGAATGGTTGAAAATGAACGAATATATGTATCTAATATTTTAAATATACCTTATGCAAGTTTAAATTACAAGATAGATGAATATGTTCCGAACTATATTAAAAATTCTACTTCAATAACTTTAGATGTTATTAAATTCATAGAGAGTAAAATCAAATCTTTAAAATCATTTCCTGCAACTATTAGTAACAAACTATCAGATGGATATAAAAATTTTGAAGACATAAAGATAGCTATAAAAACATCCGTTAAAGAAACGCTAGATGATGAAATAAAAAAATCTAATGTATTGTTTAAACATATAGATGAGATAGAAGATAAAAATGTTAAAGCACACATCAAAAAAGAGTTAAAAAAAGCTACTAAAAAAATGACTATTGAAGATTATTTAAAATCTTTATATTCAGTTATTGAAGAGGAATTATTATACAAATTAGATGAAGCTGAAAACATAGATTTCAAAGTTTCTACATTACAAGATGATGTTATTATGTCAATACCTGATGGTATCTATGCAGAGCCTAAAATAGAAACATACAAAGCTGTTTCAGAAAATGAAAAGTTATTCAGTTATAGAAGTGAAAAAGATAATTTAATTTACGATGTTTCTAAAATAAATCTAATTGATACGGAATTAGAGTATTTAAGTATAGTTGGAATTGATAGAGTGTATAATATTAATTACAAAAATGACCTAGCTCAAATTCCTAACTACACAAGTAACAATATTTGTAAAATGGTTTCAGATACTAAATTAAAAGAATTAATATTGGAAACAGAAAATTTAGAAAAAAATTACAATCTTCAAACAGAGTTGCTGCATAGTTAGTATATAGACTCAGATACTTAAGCAACTATTAAAACATATTTTAGTATTGTTTAAGTATCTTTATAAAAAACAAAAAAAGAAGGAAACAAAAAAAATGCAAAACACAATTATTGACGAAAGAGAAGCGAGACATTCTTTTATCTCTCAATGCGTAAACTTCGATAGTATCACACCTGATGCTGTTTCAACTGCCGTTGCTGGTCTAAGACAAGCTACGAGTGGAAGTGCTTTAACTCAGTTTGACTCTATAAATACTTTTGACGATGCTTTAGATGCAAATGTAACATTAAGTATGGATGATGTTATTGCAAACTCGATAGTATTTGCTCAACAAAATGGTGTAAAACTTACAGTAGATAAAATAGATACTGCTATTGTTGCTGCTGAAAAAGTAGCAAGAAGATTTCAAGCAGATAGTATAGGTGATGTTGCTGGTGCAGAAGTTGTAGCTACATATATAAAAGCAAACATACTTACTATTTTAGGTGCTGATGTTCCTTTTGCTGGTAACATTTCAGATGCAACGCCAGCAAATAGCGGGAAGAACAACACTAAATTCCAAATCTTATCAGTTGAACCTATTGTAAGTGGAGCTATGGGTGATTTATCTAAGGGAGATTTCATAACTCCTCTAAACGCTGGTGGTGTTTTTTCAAGTTTAGAAAGAGTTATGGAAAAACTGTTTGTTACAGATACACTTACTTATACTTATGATGTTAAAAAAGTAGATAGTGATACAGAAAACTATGCAATGGAGCGTGGTGTAAATCAGCTTATTGTTGCTGGTAATATATTCTTTGACGACTTCAATGTTACTTCACGTGAAACTACTGCTACTCGTTCTCTTACTGCTGATGGAATTGATTACAAAGTAGAGTTCAAATATGATGATGGTCAAATTGTTCTTACTGTTTCAGATAATATTGCAGATGGTACAAAGATGGTAGCTATGGCTTCACTAAATGCTGATAAACTTTCAGAAGTTAGCGGAAGTGTAGAGTCGGACATCGTATCTAATATTTATACTGCAATTACATTCTCACAAGATGTTAAAATTAACTCTTTAAAACTTCGTCAAGTATTACAATCTACAGGTATTTCACTTATGAGTAACGACTTAAATGTAGCTCTTACAAAAATATCAGAAGAGATAAAAGCTAAAAAAATTGCTAAGGGTCTTATGTGGGCTACTGATTTTGGTGAAGTTGTTGATGTTGCTTCCGCTGATGAAGACACAATCTCAGAAAAAAATAAACACGCTTTAATTCGCATAGAAGAAGCACGTAATGATATTGCTATAAAATCTGGTCTTACTTCAAATATCGTTCTTTTTGGTGGTGCTGGTATTTTAAAATTATTTACTGCTTTGTCAACTGATGCAAGTAAAACAAATGTTGTAATTACAAATGAAACTTCAATTCGTTTTCTTGGATATATTAATGGAACTATACCTTGTTACTATAATCCAACACACGATATTGATTATCCAGCAGACGACACAACTCACTCTATGTTTGTTATTGGTGTTCCAGCTGAACATACTAAGCGTATTGTAGTTAGTGGTGTAGGTCTTCCTATTATCCCTGATGACTTAGGTACAAATCAAGATAGTGATAAAGTTACACGTTTACTCGGTAAAATCGTAGTTGATGCAAATCGTGATGCTCGTTCTTTAAAACTTGCTCGTAAAATTCAAGTTAAATTCTAAGGTTGAAAAAAATGAAATATCAAATCGCTAATCAAAGCGGTAAAGATATAACTATCGGCACTCAAAAAGTGTCTGATGGTGTTTCTGTTACTGTTCATGCATCTTTTGTAGATGCAGATTTTATATCTAAATGTAAGAAAAATAAAAATGGTGTTCTTATTCTTGAAAAAGAAGCTGAAAAACCAAAGCAAACACCTAAACCAAAGCAAAAAACAAGTACTAAAGAGAGTAAATAATGGGTTTATATGTAACACAGCCTAAGAATTATGTTTCTATATTTATTGCCCCAACAATAGACTTAACTACAACTCTTGCAACTGCTGAGGTTGGTGTAGCTTGTACTATTGGTAAACTATCTTTTGGTCATCCTCATTATTCTGTAATATTAGGTAGTGCAACAGAAGAGCTTAAATCAACACTGTTAAATGCTGGTGGAAGTGCTGATAATGAAATAGCTTATCATATCTCAGACTATTTCAATGCCTACAAAGGTAAAGTAGTAGTTGGTCGTGTACTTGGTGCTGATAGTACTACTAAAATAATCGAAGTGAAAAAAGATGCTGATAGCGGAGAGATATTATTAGATAGCTCTACAGATGTAAATATATTTGGTGATAACAATATAGTTGATTGGGAAGAAACGTCAGCAACTGAAATGCTTGAAATAGTAATAAATAGTTGTATATCTCAAAAGCATTCAATTTCAATTACTAACGTTAGCGATTTAGTAACTGTTAAAGTTTCAGATAAGAATGGAAATGAAGTCTATTCTATTACTGGTGGTGCTAAATTTGATAGTGTTGATGACAATGGTACTCCTAATTATATAGGTAATATTTGTGACAATAAAATTATCACTATAAAAGTTGACACAAACAATGATGACTATACAAGCGATTTTTCTCTAGCTGAAACTTTCGATAATGGTTTAGTTGCTGATGCTGGTGACAATAACTATGCAAATGCACTATCTAGCGTTAGAGATAATTTAGAGTCTTGCGATTATGCTTTTACTGCTGGTCTTGAAGATGAACCGACACTAAAAACTTTTAGAAGTGATTGTTACGAAGCTAAAGTACTTTTTGTTTGTGACATAAAAGGAACTACTTTAGAAATTGCAAAAAGTAAAGCTATCTCATTAGGTTTCGACAATGAGGGTGTTATGTTTATATGGAACAGAGGAAAAGACACTTTTACTAATTTTGGTAGTTTAGATATAGGTCTTAGTGGATTTATCGTTGGCAATTCAGTAAAAAGAAATTTATCAAAGCTTGTTGATGACGTTGAATATCGTGTAGAGGGTGTAGCTGGTGTTGATTATGCACTTCCACGCATGAAATCATCAGATTTACCAACACTTACGAGTGATGAAAAAGAAGATTTAGTTAAGTTCAGACTAAATACTGTTTCTATTATGAATGGTAAACTCGTTATAGCTGATGTATTAAGTGCAAATCCTAAAAATCAGTCCACAAGATTATTTAATATTGCCGAGGGAAAATGGTTTATTGATAGAAAAATTGCTTTTTATCTTGCTTCACAACTATTTAAAAACCTTGGAAGTGCTAAGTCGGATACGAATGAATATTTGCGTCAACTATTTGATAAGTGTGAACGCAATGGATATTTTAGTTCAAGTGCTGATGAAAAGTACGAGTTTGATGTTTCAGACAAAGATAGTGATACTATTGTAGTCCAATATTCTTATGTTCCTGAGGGAGTTATGAGAAGAGGTGTAGTACAAGGTACACTTACTAAACAAATTGGTTAAAGGTAAAATATGGCTTTAGATACAAAACAGTTAAAAAGAGCTATAGTGCAAACTGATAATGTTGGAGAAGAACATACATTTGATGACACTATAGAAGCTTACAAAACATTTTCAATATTAAGTAATATCATCTCTATACTTTTAAATGCTAAAGAGATGGAAGTTGAAACTTTTGAAAAACTACTTGATATTATTTTAGATGGTTTAGATGAAGATGAGAGAGAAAAAATCGCTTTTATTGGAGAACAATTATTGACATACATCAAAGTGCCTGAGAGTGCTATAGATGATTTATTGAGCGATGATAGCGATATTGCACAAGATGAGTTTGAAAGCCTTGTAGAAACACTTATCGACCGCATAGGTGATGGTGATATAAATGAGTTTATAGCAACAGCTCTACATAATGAAATGCTAGACACTATTGATTTAGATAGTATTCAATATGATTGGGTTTTTTATAAAAGTAAACCAAAATGCAAAAAAGGTCGTGCTGGTAATGAGTACAATGAAAGTACTCAGCAATGCAAAATAGGATATAGCGATGGTGTAAAAGGTTTTTGGAGGTATCCTAGCGGTGACTTTCCAAATGGTAATTACAATCATTCTAAAAATAAAGATAAAAAAAGAACTGCGGAACAAAATGCGCAAACTCTTCAAGCACAAGTGAAAGCACATACTGGAGAAGCAGACACTAAGCGTAGAAAAAATATTTTAAAAAGATATGGTTCTAGCAAAGCACAAGCTAAAGCGTCGGCTTATGGCGACTAGACACTTAGAAAGAATTTCTTTTGACACACTATCTATCTTAAAAGAGATGGGTAGTGTTGATGAAGTATTGACATTTGATGGATTGGTGCGTTGTGTTAATGGTCTTGATGATTTAGAAACAGATGGTATTACTATTGATGAAGCAAATATCGTTTTAGCACTAGATAACATAGGTGTATCAGAGCCATTGTTAAATCAGTTTATGAGTGACAGGGATAAAAACAGTACTGATGCTTTTAAATCAATCAGCAAGAGTGTAGATGAGCAACTGGATTATGATGATATTTCAGACTTAAGTAAAAATATCTCAAATACTCTAAACTTAGATGATGTTTCAGAAATTTCGTTTGATAGCACTCCTCAAGGCTATCGTAGAAAAATGGTAGTACGTGGTGGTAAAAAAGTTTGGATAAACAAACGTAATCCAAACAAAAAAGTAAGATTAAGTATTAAGCAAAAAATGGCACTTGCGAAAGCGAGATTAAAAGCTCATTCATCATCTGCAAATGCTCATCGTGCAAAATCTAACAAGCTTAGAAAGCTATCACGTTTAAGATAGATAAATGGTTAAAAAAACTTATGGGTGGCAAGATTTACAAGGTATTAATGAAAACTACTTTGCTACTATCTACCCATCTGTTCCTACAAATCCTTTAAGTGGAAAAGTTGCAGATTTTGAATTACCAGACGACTTGAAAAACATTCAAGTTAGAGGCAAGATAATTAGCGATGATAATTCTCTCGATATTAATTGGGAGAGTCCACTAGAGGGTAGTAATGCAGAAAGCAACTTTTCATTCACAAGTGCACTAGCACAAAGTGGAATTATGGAGAGTGCTATAGGTTCATCTGTTTTGCTAGGTAGAACTTCTGTTAGTGCAATGGAAACAGTTCAAGTTTTCAAAGGTATTGAGCCACAAACAATAAATTTAACTTTAGAATTTGTAGCATACAAAAATGCCTTCGAGGAAGTTGAAGCTCCACTGAGTGCATTACTAAAGATGGCTTCACCTCAGCTAACTAATGGAATAGTTAATAGTGCAATAACCCAGGTAATAGGTGCAATAAAAAACAATGACTCTATTTCTATAGATAAAGCATTCGGATATGTTCCGTTCGATGTAATAGTCAAGCTTGGTAAAAAAAGATATAATAGCAATACTTATGTAATTGCTAATGTAAATAGTAGTAGAGATGATTTAAAGCTTGATAAGGATGGAAATTCTATTATTAGGCAAATTTCTTTAACACTTAAATCAAAAAAATCTCTATCACGAAACGATATAAATATAAAAACTCTATAAGGAAAAAAAATGTCAAGATTTGAAACACAAAAATCTTTTATTATAGCAGATAGAAAGTTAGGTAAAAAGCTTTTGGGTGCTGATGTAACAATGGTTATAAAAGGTTATGAACACTTAACTTTTTTCGTTAAAACGAATGGGTTACCAACTCTAAAAAATGATGAAAAAGTAGAGTATTCTACAGTGCATGGTGCTAAAAACTCTCAAGATGGTTATTTACAACTACTGAATGATATTCAAGTTACTTTTATGGAAAATGATGCACTTTTAGCAAAAAATACACTTGAGAAGATCTTACTTGAAGACAAAAACGGAGACTTAGAGGTAGATTTCTTTGCTGGTCGTACTATTGAAAAAACACGCCACTGGGGAACACTTAAGTATGCTAGTGTTTTCTTAGCTGATGCTCCAGAAGCAGATAGTGAAGCGACTACAACACCTTTAACTATTAGTGCTACTATTAGTGGACAATATATGCCATCTGTTATTGATGAAGTTGTATCTCTAGCAGATAGTATTGCTAATTTAGGTAACTAATAAATATGAAGCTACAAGACATTTTTAACACGGCTATGATTATAACAAGTGAAGTATTATCTACTGAGCAGGAAACAAGTGTTAAAAGTGCTGTAGATATTGTATTTTTTAGTGAAGTTGTTATTAAATTTAAATTAGATACTTCAATACTATCTTACGAAGAAGCACTAAGTAATTTACAGGATATTCACGGAGACTTAGAAGTTATTGAAAATATAGTTAGTGATTTAGATACTGTTGTGTTTGTTCGACCATTGGATTTAATTAAATTTGATTTACCATTGAACTACCAAGGTGAATATTTATCTTTATGCGAATTTATGATTTTAAACACTTCACTTAAAAACACAAACACTTTAAAAGGGTTGGGGATAGACGAACTTTCTCAGCAACAAACAATAGATATATCAACAATAAAGCAAAACCTAAAAAATAAGTTTAATATTGGAATTGGGAGTACACTAACGTGATAAATAAGGTTAGTAGAAATGATTATTTAGAGCATATATCAAACTCTCGAAGAGTTAAAAATGTAGCACAATGGAGCGACCAATACGAATTAAACATTAAGATGATTAAGCCATCTAAGAAAGAAAAAATTCCATTTGAAATGATAGAAGGATTTACATTAAATGGTAAAAACTTAACAATAGAAAGTAGTAAAGTTGGAACTAAAGACATAAACTATTTCAGTGACTCATCAATAGAAACAATAGATGTTGAGATACAAAATAACATAGATATTTCTAGTCAAAGCATAATAAAAGAAGACACAACATACGATTATTTATTTTACAATAAGGGAAAGAAAATAATACCTAGTGATGGTACTTTCTTATTAGTGACTGATTTTTATTTTTATTTAGAGTGCTATGCACTTGATGCAAAATGGAATAAAAAATTATTAGATAGAGGATATTTTATACTTGATGGTGAAGTATCACTAGGTTTTAGCACAAGAGATAGTAGCATCCAAGTACTACAAACAACATTTAAAAAGATTGTGATATAATAATTTAAAAAAGGTTATCAATGTTTAAAACCATCAATGACTTAGATTATGATATAAAATCAATTTCATTTAAAGAAAGTTTAGAATTGTCTTTAGTTGCTGGAAAGATGAATAGCTTTGAATTTTATGCTTTTTTTGTTGAAAAAGTTACTACACTAGATATGAAGCAAGTCAATAATCTTCTAGTTCAAGATATTTTTGCTATTTTATTAGAATATTTATTCCAAACATTTGATAATCCACAAATTTCAGAAATACCACAAATTTACGCAAAAGATTTTCTTACTAATAATAGCTACGAAGAGAAAATAATCACGATTAATAAATTTAGATTTTCAAATACAAACATAACACTAAAAAAAGCGATTGACGCTGAGAAATATTGTTACTTAAGTGGTGATGCAGATTTATTGTCTATTTATATAATGGCTAGTAGTTGCTTAAAGGGTCTCAAAAGTGGTGTTGATACACTTTTAATGCAAGATGACTGTAAGAATACTAGAGAAGACATAAAAGCACTAAATAGCATACTTAAAATAGGTTTTGTTGATGTTGATTTTTTGGTCGACTTAAAATCTCCGTCATTATTAGACAAAAAGAACAGATATGCTTCATTAGAGAATGAGTTTTTTTTTTACACTTAACATATAATGAGCATATAAAGATATTAGATAATATTAACAATATAGACTACAATATAAAGGTGTGTAGTGACCTTTATAATATGAGAATTTTGAGAGAAAATAAAAATGCAAATAAAGAAAATTAAACAAGTAGCAAAATTAAAACAAACTAATTCTCATAAAGCTATGCAACAGCTAAAACAAACAGCTCACAAAAACCAATACTCTCAACAGATGAGGAGAGAAACACCTAAGACTATTGGTGAGATGGTAGCAGAGCTTAAAAATTTAGTTAAAGTCTTAAGTAATAATCTAACAGTTAAGAACTTTTTAGAGCATACAGAAAAAAATAGGGTTAAAAGAACTAAAGAACAGCTAAAAATATACTTCCTTGCAAGTTTTAAAAAAGGTGTATTTAAATTTGTAGTAAAGTCAAGCGGATTAAATGAACCTAGCAGTTACTTTGTAGATTTGCAGTTTCAAGACTTAGAGCATACAGCGATAACAATACAAAACAATAGTGTTTTATTAATGGAGAATAAAATTTCTATTCAATGTAGTTGTGATGATTTTAAATATAGATTTAGATACTGGCATACTAAAATGAATACAATACCAGATGGAGGTCAAAGAGAATATCGCTTTCCTAAAATAACTAATGCTAACGGAGAGAATAAATTACTTTGTAAGCACTGTGTTTTAGTTTTAAATGGTGTTAAAAAACCGAGTTTCAAAGATAATATATTTAAAAGATATATTAATAATATTAGAACAGGTAAAAAAGGTGTTAGAGTCAAAAAAGAAGATAGCTCTAAAACACTAAAAGCAAGTAAATCTATAAAATTTAAGGGGTAAAACATTTTTTATACACTTAGAGAAAATTTTGAAATAGTTGATAACCATATATATCCAACTATAAATAATGGTAAGCTTAGAATTGTAAAGGATACTTTAATATCAGACTTTATACGTAGAGCTAGACGTGAACTTAAGTGTCAAGCTTCTTACATGCACAATGGAATGTATTATATAAAAATAATAGTATATACAGACAAAAAAAAGATTATAATTAATAAGTTATCTGACATATTAATTGATGTAATGAAAGGAATAGTTATAAGTGAGAATACAAATAATATAAAAAGTATAAGTATAAGAAAAGAAGTTTCAGAAGAAAACAAAATAGTAATCAAGGTGCATAATAATGAATTATGACTTAATAGAAAGATACACTCAAAAAGAAGCAGAAAAAATGTTATCTCTTATTGATAAAAAAGGAATTGATTGTATAGTAACCCCTATAATAGAGAATGAGATAGATATAAATGATATTGATGTTTTTTCAGATGAGTTCAGTTCAATAACAAAACTAAATCCAATTCAAAATAGTAATGCAAAAAATACGTTTGGAAATAGTGTAGAAAGAAAGATATATTTTCTTAATTCTCAAAGTGAAGATATGTTTTGGAAACAAGATGATGAGAACAATGAGCCTATTATAAAAGCATACATAAATGATTTTACTCTATCTGTTGGAAGTGAAATATTTGTTTATGACAAAGTAAAGTATAAAATAGGTAAAATATTAACAAATTACGGTGCTTCTAAAGTAGTTGCATACAGCTTAATAAAAGGTTAGTTTAATGGCTAAGAAAAACAAATTTAAAGAGTTGAGAGAGGAAGTTGAAAACCTTAAACTTTTGAATAGTTATTACGCTGGCTCATCTCCTAGAAATTTATCTATAACTGGTTCAATATCTCTTAAAACAATAAGCAGAGATAGTGAGCTTTTAGAGCGTCAGGAAATGTACGAAGATACTTTTACTAGAGAGATGGTTAAAGTTATTATTGTACGTGCTATAGGAACTACACACGACAATATAAAGCCGTTTGATATTGTATTGAAGCAAGATGCAAATATTGATAAAAAGATGAAGAAAATTATTAATAATGAATTTAAGTATTTAGTAGATTTAATAAGTAAAAATCTAATAGATATAACTCTTGATAGTCAATTTTTTGGTGATGGTTATGCCAGAATTCATTCTGAAAGCAAAAAAGGTGTTACGAAAATACTAAGAAATTTCTCTACAACTCCATTTAATATAACTCCGATAGTATCTAACCAAGGAAAAACTGTTGCATACGAAGTTGGAAGCGGAAGAGATATATTAAAGGGTAAAAATTCTTTCGTAACACATAACAACTCTCGTCAATATGTAGCACCTATTTTTGTAGGGAGACTAAACTCTGCTGGAAATGGTATAACAACTGTAACAACAGAGCAATTAGCTACAATTAATAACATAGATTTATTTAATAGCGAAGAAACTATATATGAAGATGGTATTTATGGTGGAGTAATGGAGGGTGTTTACAAAGAGTTTTTGGGTTACGAGTGGGCTATAAAATCTTTAGCAAATACTCGTATTGCAAGTAGTGTACTAGAAAGATTTATTATTCACTCTTTAAACTCTGTAAATGCTGACGAGAAAGAAGCTTTGAAAAAAGGGTTAGAGAACCAAATAAAATCTACATTATCATCTATAAAAGACAAGATAAGCACTAAATCACCAGGTGTTCTAATGGCTAATCATATAATCCCAACAACAAATGATGGAACTAATGGTATATCTATCCAAGAAAGTAGTCCTAACTTTCAAGGTTTTCAAAATATTGAAGACATAATGATACACATACGCAGATTTATTGGTGCTATAGGTTTTAATATTGAGATGACTCCTTTCGCTGGTATGTCAATAGGCGGTGGTGAAAAAGATGGTGTAGTTCAAAACTCGCTTCAAATGGATGCGCAAGGGACACAAATAAGAAGTGCAATACGTGAATATGTTTTTGATATTATAAAAATTCATTTTATCGCAAAATTTGATATTGAAATAGACTTATCTCAGATAGAAGTAAATTTCAGAAGTGTAATTAATCACGCTCAACAAGCGGAAGAAGCTCAAACAGCAGAAGCACTTATGAATGATTCTCAGTATAATGCAATTCTTACTGACTTAAAAGAAAAAGGCTATCCTGATACACCTGATGTAAGAAAATCACTATATGCAAAGCTTAGTAGAATTTCTTCAATAAGTGAAGATTACAAAGAAAACGTAATAAACATAGATATTGATATGATTTTATCAAAACCTAAAGAAGAGGAATTTTAAGAATGAGTAAAAATTTAATTGATGGAAATACTATAAAAGAATTTGAAGATGGGACGATGGAAGTAACTATTACTTTTAACCCGTTTGCTCACGGACACAAACTTGGAAAATCAAGAGATTATAACAAGACTAAATATATAGAGATGGTATCAAACAAAGAAACTCAGATGCACATTAAAAACGGATATGCATTAGGTGGTTACACTCATGATATAAGAGATTTTGACAAAGGAACTATAAAATCAGTTGATGAATTTGGAGTCAGAATAGTTCCTAGTTGTAAAACTATATCTATGGAATGGTTAGAGGATGGTCTAGTAAGACATACTCAACGCATTTTAAATACTGATGAGGGTAACGACATACAAAAGCTTATTAAGTCAGGAATAGGTGGTTTTAGTTCGGCTCACGACTTGAATCGTGGTAAGTTTTATGGTTTTGATTATGTAGCTTATCCAAACTTCACTACAAATAGAGTCATAGTTGATAATACTTGTAAAGATGGTATGTGTGGATTAAATTTTGATAGTGTTGAGCGTGCAAGCGAAAATGAGCTAAGAAAAACTATAACAAACACACTGTTAAGAGATGGATATATAGCAGATGGTGAAATAGTCGAAGCACTTGAAAATCTTGAAATGAAAACAGGCGCCTATAAGAGAAATATTTTATTATTAGATGAAATGAAAAAATCTAAAATGGATATGTTGCAAAAAGAAGCAGAATTACAACACAATCAAGATGAAACAATTAAACAATTTCAAGATAAACTCAATAGCTTTATTGAGAATGACTACAATAAGTTAGTAATGCAGTTAGATAGCTTAGGCTTTGAGATTGATAGTGATAATAACATTAACCCTACGAGTAAGACATTAGGTAATTTATTTAAACCATTAAGCTTTGATGATGCAGTAAAAGAGCAAAAAAAAGATATTGAGCAGATAACTATAAGAAAGACTGTAAAACCTAAAGTTGGTATATTTAGAAATGCTTAGATTTAGCGATAATGGACTTTTAGAGAGCGATTGTTTTGAAAAAAAAAGCAATTCAGAAAAACAACATACAACTACTAAAAAGATATTATCAAAGATAGAAAAAAATCTTAATGCACTAGAAGTAAGAAGTAAACAAACTAATATAAACAATGAGGATAACTCACAAGTAAAAGATACTTCTAGCATTACTAATAATGACAATAGTAATGTTTCAACAACATATAATGACAATTCTACAAAAATATTCAATGAGAATAATCAAAGCTCAGTAAATACTAAAAAAAATCCTATAGAAACAAATAGAGATGCAAATGGTAGATTTATAAAGTCAGATAGCAACACTTCCAATAACGATAGCAACACTTTATCAAATTCAATAAGTGTACTCGACAAAGTATTTGAAAATTTCGGTGAAAGTTATTACAAATCATATCAAGAGCTGAAAGGAGTTGGAAATTTTTCGCTCTCTTTAGCTAAAAGTACTATTGGTAGAATAGCAAAAATATCAAACATTGGTTCGAAAATTAAAGATGTAAAGTCTAGAGATATAAATAATAATGAAAATAAAAAACAGCATCAACAAGAAACAAATGAAAAATATATCAGAGGTTATAATAAAGTATCTTCACTAAATAAAAAAGTATCTTTAGTTTCTGACAAAAAACAAACACATAAAGCAGATAGTAATTATTCAGTTCAGACAAAAAAAATAAATAAATCAAATCATATTAGTAGTACGCTAACTTATGCAAAAAAAGAATTGCATAAAAATCAAAATTGTGTTCCATTATGTACAAATATTCAGAGTGTTAAAACAATAGGAAGAATATCTAAAACAAAGCAAGATAAGATATTTCAGAAACAAAACATTAAAGATAAAAAACACGAAAAAATAGTAGAAAAAAAATCTTTAGTTTCTGACAAAAAACAAACAAAACTTTTAAAGAAAATAAGCAAACAAGACACATCAAGCAGTATTTTATCTCTAAGTAGATTTATACCAAAAGCAATTAGAAGTTCAGTAAGCTTAGTAATAAAACCGCTAACAAAGATAATTCCTATTGCGATTAGTGCATTAAGCTCTTTAAATATATTTAGTGAAAAAAAAGAAAAAATAAATATAGTAAAAAAACATTATTCTGATAAAAAAGAAGCAGTTAATAATACAAAAAAAGCTACTAAAAACAATAGCAATCGTTTAATTAAAAAAGAAAGTTCACTAAGTAAATACAACCCATTTAAAAGAAAAAAAACATCAAGTGTTGTATCTAAGTTAGGAGAAAAAAGTTTAGGTAAATTAGGGGCAAAAAGTTTAGGTAAAGGTGTACTAAAAAAGATACCTCTGCTTGGAACTCTAGCAGGTCTTGGATTTGCAGTAAGCAGACTTATGGATGGTGATGTAAAGGGAGCTGGATTAGAAGCACTTAGCGGATTAGTTAGTAATGTTCCAGTTGTAGGAACAATGGCAAGTATAGGAATAGACGGATATTTAGCAAAAAGAGATTACGATAAAACAAAAGATGTAAACACAGAAAAAATAACAAAAAGCAGTAGTGTAGTATCAAGAAATAAAAGTGATAGGGATAAAAATAAAATAGTTCAATCGGAAACTCTTGAAAAAAACAATACTATTAACAGCAATACGAAAGAAAAAACAAAAGATAACCTAGAAATATCAAAACTAATGAGTGAGCAAAATTCTATACTATTAAAAATGTTAAACAAGGATAATACAGTTAAGCTAGACAAAGAAACAGCGAACACACTAATATCCAAAAAAACTACAACTACTAATGTATCAAATATTCAACCGACTACTGTTGTGTTTACACCGACAAGACAAAGCATAGGAGGACTATGATATGACAATATTAAGTAATGATAGGGATTATATACAAGATTGGATAATCACTCCCATAGGATATTATAGACACAATGAAAAATATGGTTGCAATATAAATATATTTATGTATAAATCAATAGACACAATAAGAGATAACTTAGGATTAATAATAGATAAAATAAGGGAAGACTTAGGGGATGACATAGCAAATACAATAGATGAAGTTGCAGTTATTGAGACGAATGAAATAGATAATATATTCATTGGAATTAGATATAGTGGTGACAAATTTGCTTTTTCACCTATAGAATTATAAGGAATAATGTATGGTTAGCATTGAAAAAATATTATATGACAAAATAAGTTCAGATGAAAATTTAAAAGATTACAAAAAAGACTTAGGTTTAGCACTTGTTTCACAAGAAGTTGATTTTAAAATAAAAGAAACAGAGAGAATACTACTAAATGAGATAAGAGAACAATATAATCCTACGAGCACTTTTTATGCACTTGTTAATTTATTGTATAGAGTTGGATATATAAGATTTAAAAAACCTCTTAATGTAAATGTGGACATATTCTCTAATAGGTACACTTATATAAAAAAATATAGTAGATTTACAGATGGAAAGAATGTATATATTTCCACTAAAGATAATATAGTGCAGGAAAATTCATTAACAACTGTAGATGTTGAATGTAGCGAAATATTTAAAAAGAACATAACAATAGACAATGGTGTTTTATATTCATACTTTGATACAAAAATACATTTTACAGAGTTTGTTAGATGTGAAATATTTAAAAATTCTACAGAAGTTAAATACTCTCAGCATTTCATAGATGATAGTGCAGACTACAGTATAGAGGTTTCTGCAGATGGTATAGTTAGAATTGTATTTAGACTTAATAATGAGAATGGGTTGGAACTAACTATAGGTGATAAACTTGATATAAATACATTCTTATCTTATGACAATAGTGAGCTTCCAAAATCACTACAGATAATAGAAGATGGTTATGACTTAAAAATAGACAATATATCACTAAGCGAAAATTATGAGTCTATGCCAAACTTAGATGAAATGCTAAGTATGGTTAAGTATGGAAGGAAAAACATAGGAGACTTATGTGTTAATGAAGATTATAGACAGTTTATAAAGAAGAATGTATCTGGTATTAAGATATTAAAAGTATGGCAAGAGAGAGAAGAAAATGCAGAGGTAGGTAGCGATGTATCTAACATAAACAAAGTGTTCTGTAGCTATTTGCTTAATGATGAAACCACAAATGATAGCGAAGTAAATAAAAAAATAGTCGATACAATACAAAAAGGAATTTATGGTAAGGAATGTATTGTTAAGCCGTCAGAAATAAGAGATTTGGTTTTAAATATAACAATCTCTACGGATGAGTCTTATAGTAAAAGTTTGCAAGATTTGATTAGGAGTTCTCTTATTGATTATTATGATAATGTTTATTCAAAAATAAGCAAAGAAATAGCATATAAAAAAGTGTTTAAAGTGTTAATAGATAATCTTGAATACTTTGAGCTATCAGTACTTATGAGCGAATTAGGAGAACTGTTTAATCCTACTATATTTAGGATTACTAGCGATAACATACTTATATCGTTCAAGGGTTTATAAATGGATGATAATTTAAAAACATATCTAAATAAAGACAAATATACAGATAGTTTTTTAAAAATAGTAGATGATGTAATAGATGAAAATCTTGAAGAGGATTATATTCACTATATTTTCCCAATAATATCAAATATAGAACTTAATAGAGAAGCAGACTACTTTATTGCAAACAATATAACACTATCAGATAAGCAATTAAATAGTGACGAATTAAAAACAATATCATATCTTGCTCCTTTTTATAAAGAGAAAGTAAAGTATGATGTAAAGCAAATAATAAAGTATCTAGGTTTGTTAGGACACGAAACAAGTGAAAGTGATATAGAAATACTATGTTCTAATATAAATAGTGATTACATGGAAGAAACAATCTCGTTTGATGAATATTTAGAATTATATTATTACAGTGAATTAAAATTAAAATTAATAAATAAAATAAGTGGAAACAAGTCATTAAATATAAATAGAAGAGTAGATACATCCAATACGGATAGTACATTATCTGAAATTAGCTACTCTATTGACGACAGATTTATTGATGGTTTTGATATATTATTTGATACTTTGAGAATGAGGTAAAACAATGCAAAGAAGCGATTACATAATAACAAATAACTTAAATATTAAAAAAAATTCAAGTGTTATAAAAAAAGATTTATTAAATTGGATTAACCCTAAATATGTTGTCAAGTTTTTGGAAAGTAATGAGTTTAATACTAAAATAAAAACAAGTGCTGACAAAAAATCTTATATTGATGGTTTTACTTTAGGATTTGATAATATAGTTATGAAATAGTTTTTTTGTGGTATAATTCTGAAAATTAAGATGTTTAGTAGAGCGTCTTTAGAGTTTATATCCAAAACAGCCCAAAAGTTTAGAAGCAAGCGACTGTTTTGAAATATAGTGAAATTATAGCGATTTCCCTCTTAAAAAGTTATAAGTTTACTCACGGACTTTTTAAGTTAGTGGACACCCTAAAGGAAACAAAAACTTTTATGTGTAATTCGGATATGAGATAGGTATGATAATACTTAGCCATTTTGGCACTCTTAATTGAGTTCTTAGTTACCGTTATTGTGAAAACTTCTAAAACCAATCTTCAGCCATTGTATCAACTAATTCACGAACTCTTAGGACTAGTAATCTGAAATGATACAGAATGTGACAGAATAACCCCACACGAAAAAAACCTACTTAGATATGAGATTTGACCGACACGAAACGACTGCGGTAAAATAGAGCATTTTTAACACTTTTTTTTGTGTTTTAGGTGCTTATATTCTCTCTTTACTCACTCTTACAATAAAACATCACTACTACTTTTTTGCTATAATTACACATCATTAAAAAGTAGGGTTGTGAAATGAGAATATCAGAAAAAGAAAAAGAAAAAATATTAAAAAATCTAAAAAGAGTTACAGTTAAAAAAACAGAAGCAGATAAGATTATCAAAACTTATTCAGCAAAAAGTTTATTACAAGGACAAGCATTAAAAGACTTTAGGCTATATCAATTAGCAATAATAATAGCATATAATGAATTGAATATAGAAGAAACTTTTAAACAAATAGGTAAAATTTCAGGAAGAAAAACACCAACAGTTAAAAAGTATATCTATCCTAAGATACAAACAATTCTAAGTTTTTGTGATTTTGATGCAATAACAGAAGAGCGTTCAAATATTAGAGATAATGTTACAAGTGAACAAAAAAAAGTAACACGTTTAAATAATACAGTTGATAGATTATCAGGTGTTATGTCATTCTTTGGAATAAAAGAGCAATCGTTAAAAGATAGAATGTTAAGTATATCTGATGTAGGAACAATAACTAAAGAAGAGCATTTAAAAGAGCTATATATATTACGCGAATTGTTTATGGGCAAAGCTAAAGGAGAAATAGCTACAACTCAAACGGAAGCAACTTACGAAATAGTTGAAGATGAAAATGGAAATATAAAAGAGAAAAAATTACATAAAAATAGACTCGGAAAGTCAATGATGTCAGTCAAAACTCAATCATATTTACCAGATGAAAAAGCACTTGTAGCAATAAAGTTACTTGATGAAATGATACTTCAAATTGAAAGCTCGAACGAAATTGAAATGACAGAAGACGAACTAGAGAAACTTTATGATAGCTATCTTGAAGACAGTAAAAAGCAATATGAGTTACTAACAGAGTCAAGGGTTATAAATGGTTAACCACGAATATCACACACAAAGATTAAGTAGAATACCATCATTTGCGCAAGTTTGGAAAGACAAATATTTTCAAGAATTTTTTGTAAAACGCTATGCTTGGAATTTACCACTAGCTAGTTTTGAATTATTTGGAGAGGAATTAACATATCAACAGATAGAAGTATGGCAAGAGTATTTAAAAAGTGGTGGGTTCAAGGGTGGTAGGTTGTTAGTTCCTAGTGGTCACGGTACGGGCAAGTCAAATCTAACGGGAAAAATATCAACACTACACCTATTATGCTACGAATATTCTATTACAAGGCTTCAAGCTCCTACACTATCTCAAATAACATCATCAATTTTTAAAGAGATAAATAGTGCATTAGATGGATTAAATAAAACACGTATAATCAAAGGAAAAAGATATACTCCAAAATGGGGTTTTCTATCTAAGTTTTTTCAAGTAAACAAAACAAAGATATATGTAAAAGGAAACGAAACAAGTTGGTATATAGAGGCACGTACAGCTCCTAAAGGTTCAAGCACAAATCTATCGGGACAACATCAATATAATTACCTACTCATAATGGACGAAGCAAGTGGGATAGAAGATGAACATATTGAAGCTGGTCTTGGTGCATTAACTGAAACATTTAACTCTATTATTTTGTTTTCTCAGCATACTGTTTTATCAGGAAAATTCCACGAATTTGTAACTACAAAAACAATAGACAAAGGCGGAAGTTGGTGTATAAAGAGGTTGAGTAGTAGGCACAGTTCGAGAGTAAGCGATAAGCAACTCTTACAAATGCTTAACACTTATTCGGAGGAAGAGATAAGAGTGCGCATAGATGGATTGCCACCAAAGTTAGATACTGATGTCCTTATACAAAATGATGAAGTTATGAAGTGTTACAATAATAAAAATAGTGCTATTAAGTACAACCAAATAGTTTTCTCCTACGATTTAGGATACACGGGATATAGAGATAGTAGCGTTTTAGTTATCGCAGAAGCATATACATATATAAATGAAGCTACAGACAAAGAAGTTTTACACACAAAATTAAAAGAGATATATAAATATGATGGATTTAATGGTAAGCTACCTATAGATTTTATAGAAACAGTTTTTACTCACATACTTACCTATCTTGATGAAAAGTCAGAAGATGGAATTTATTATGATGCGGTATATGTTATTGGTGATGCAACTGCTGGAGGGTACGAAGCTTATGTAAAATTAGAAGATATGTTGTTAGAATTACAAACATACAATATAATTGTAAAAGGTCTTCAATGGGGTAGTGAGAAACTATACTTTGAAGATAAAAAAAGGTTCATAAATGCTCGTGCTAAAGCATTTGTAAATCTTAAAGAAAATATTGTATCAGATAGATTTTTAATAGAGACTAATAATTATGAAAATAGAGTAAAGAAAGAACTTTCACAAATATACTTTACATTCACAAATACTTTTAAGTATAAAATATTAAGCAAGCAAGATTTAAAAAGCAAAAAGGGACTCAGCTCTCCAGATATTGCAGACTGCTGCGCTCAAATTATGCTAGTTAAATTTGAAGTTTTTGAAACTAGAAGTAAAATAGAAAATATAAATAATGTGAATAGTGAAATTGAAGATTATTTTGATGAAGATATAATAGATGGAGAAATTGTAGAATATAATGAGAACAAAGTAATATCTATTGATGCTGATGTACCTACATTAATAACTTTAGACGATGAATTTTAAAAAGAGGTATGTATGAAATCATTTACGCAATATAGACCAGAAGTAAAAAAGGAAATAAAGAAAAATTCTACAGAATATTATGTGTTTGTAGCTATTGCTTCTCATAGAAAGCTAGATAGATTTGTGGGAGGTCTTATTAAGATAACTAAAAGCCTTGAGACTAATTCTATTAAATTTATAGCTCTAGGAAAATCATTTAAGGATGATTATAGTAGATATGAAGTCTTTGACTTGTTTACTTCTTATTTGTCTATAGAAACTGTAAAAATTGATATTATTGTAACATCAATAGTTGGGATATTTGACAAGCATACTCCGATATTAGTAAATTCTTTTAATATACAGAATGAGAATGAATTGATTGAAGAGTACTTAAGTTATCAAAATAAAATTACAGCAAACAAAACACGCCTAAAACCTCAAAAACTTGATATAGGAAGTGGATTGCTAATTGCGGACACATCAGAGAGAGTAAAACTAAAGATAGATTTTTCAGAAATTAAGCCACATACATTAGCAATAATGTTCTCAGCCAATGCAATAAAAAAAAATCAAGTAAGAAATATAATTTATCACTTATGATATAATCTAAAAAAAAAGGATTTAACTGTATGCCTATCTATACAATAAAGATTAATGACATCGCACCTTCATCTTTCATAGATGATAAAAAACCAGCCGATGAAATAAAGGTAGTACCATCAACACTTATGCGGACACCATCAAGCAACTTTGCTAAAGCTTTCGATTTTTTAACTTATGATGGAATATATTCAGCAGAAGTAAACAGTTCAAGTGGAGTAGTTTCCATAACAGAACTGGAAGCATATTTAAGAAGCTATGTTGGTATTCACTTTATTGAAATAACATCTCCTATAAATATTAATATTAGTCAATATGAAGATGGAGATTATGATTTACATATATATATAAAATTCAATGAGAATAACTCAGAAGAAAATGAGTATATACTTGACTTTCTAAATATAGAATTAGTAGAAAGTGGGAATAGCAGTTCAGATGAAAATTCTATACTTTTGTCAACTGTAAGTATATCTAGTGGTGATGTTAGCGAAATAAAGAATGTATTTGTACCTATTTTAAAGCCGAGCGAGAAGAATGTAAGTACAGAGCAAGACTACAACACAAATGTAAAATACAAAGACAAATCAACAGATGATAAGTTTAAATTATATATTGATGATGGCGAAATAATTTTAGAAAAGGTTGAATAGATGGAAGTTGGAGAAAAAATAAGTATAGTTTCTAAGAAGTTTTTAGGAGAAAACAACTATGACAAGTCACAAAGTGATAGTCATAATAAACTTCTAGCTGATGCTAAGTTTAGCGGATATGGTTACACGAAAGATGTACTCAAATCAAAACGATTTCAGGAGACTGATACACCGAATGTTTTAATAGATACAATAGGTGACTCTATAAGATTTTCAAAAGGACTAGTTGAAAGAGTCGGAGATAAATCTATCCACTATCCAAACGCACCATTTAGTGATACTAGTGATGAACTTTTAGATTACTCTGTAAACGCAGCAGAAACACAACAAGACCACAAGAGAGGT